TCGAATCCATTCACTTCGCAAATGATTATGAGGCCATTGGTTGGCGGCACCTCCCCAAGGTTGAGTTGAAATCGACTCTTTATGGCAAAGCTGAAATTGGTTCGAATCCAATCATAATTACAAAGGTTACGAGCAACGTGCCCCTTCAATTGCACAATGTTGACTGATGGAAAGACATCAAAATGGTTAGGTTGTGCGGTGGTCGCGTAGCAATGGGATATTCCCCTACTAAAGTAGTAAGTTCGATTCTTACCCTAACTACTATTGTTTGTGAGTATAACAGTTTTAAAACTCTCATTCTATAAGATGTTTTTATCTTCAGTCTAGAATGGATGATATTAATACGATTCGCAGCTCCAAGGGTAGTGGCTTATAGATTACCTGGAGATAAAGTAAGCTGAAGTAGGTACAGCATTCAAGGGAAATCTTGAAAGGGTTGCAGGTTCGAATCCTGCCTTTATTGCAATGTTACAAAAGGTATAGGCGCAAAACTTCTTCCGTTTTTAATAGAACGCTGACAATCTGGAAAGACAGATATTTATTGCGATGCAGGTGCATTGACGGTCTCATGAGCCGTATCGGTAGATATACCCAACAGAGGTTCGAGTCCTTTAATCGCAACAAATCTTAAGAGTAATTAACTTAAGACTGACAGGTTCGAAACTGTCGATTGATTATGGTGTAAAGGCGCACAGAGGAACGTAGTAGGGTCGGAGTACCTGAAAGGGGACTCAGGATTATGGTTCGAATCCATTCTAATCAGCAAAGAAGATGCCTGATCAGCAAGATCTTCCTAACGATTAAGATTACATATAGCTTAAAGAGATTTGACGTCACTAATTTCTGTAATTTTAATTGATTGCTCTGTTTAGTTTATATTTGGCAGTGAACGCGGGACCAGGAAACGAATCCCGAAGACTATGGGTTCGAATCCCATACAGAGACACTAATATTGGTTGCGTGGTGTAAAAGGTGACACTTCCTCAAAGGGAATAGAACGAACTCGAGATACTTCTATTCTTTGGAAATTACAGGTTCGAATCCTGTCGTGACCGCTAGATTCAATCTAGTTTCCATATAGAGTAGTATTAATGGAATTGATACGTGGCCTCACATGAGGCAAATTGGCCTGTCGTATAAGGGTTATTACGGATGACTGTTAATCATCTTATGCAGGTTCGATTCCTGCCGGGCCAGCAAGGAGTTCCCAATCTCAAGTGCTGGGTAATTGAAACATATTATCAGATGAGCCCATCAAAATTGGAACTGGGAGTATTGAGCAATTGGTTGGCTCGCCGGTCTGTAAAATCGGTCCTTCGGGCATGTAGGTTCGAGTCCTACTGCTCCCACAAACAAGGTGACGCTACGGTCGTAAGATTCCGGAATCGAGAAGACAAAAAGCCTAAGTGTACAGATGAGCTCCTACAGCCTTGGACTACTATTATTGAATGATACGAGCCCTGAAAGTTCGAAAGGAGTCAGATAGTAGTCAAATTTACAAGTGTGGTGCAATGGTAGCATGCCGGTCTCCAAAACCGTTGATGGGAGTTCGAATCTCTCCATTTGTGCAAATAATAAGTTGATGTGCTGTGAAAGTTAATGTAGGCATACGTTGATTAGGTGGGTTCGAAACCCGTGTATTAATTCCAATCTAGGTGGAAGCCAAGTAACAGAGAACATATCATAACCAGTTGGGTTGTGCACCTCGTCCGAGAAGCCCTAATAGTTCCTAATAGCATGGTCTGGAACAACTTATTATTAATGGACTTGTAGCTCAGTTGGTTAGAGCGCCTGACTCATAATCAGTAGGTCGTTGGTTCGAGCCCAGCCTGGTCCACAGAATATGGAATAACATCGGTCCCGTAATGCCATGGCTCGTGCACGAGTAACGGGATGCCATTGATTCTTTAGGCTAACGGATAAACCTCTCGGCTACGAACCGAGCATTGAATGTTCGAATCATTCAGGAATCACAACACATTGCGATATGGTAGAGATGGTTTCTTACGGTGCTCTCATAAGGCACAGACATTGGTTCAAATCCAATTGTCGCAACAAATGACTGTATACTAGTAATGGTAAAACTAGGTCTGCCGGTAAATCAGACGTCTAACGACTAGGTTAATGAAAGATGATGAAAGTGTCGCGAGTTAGTAATCATCATGGTTCGAATCCCCTTACAGTCACTGTGAAAGGAAGCACAAGAGAGTCCTTAATAACGCATAAGAATATCCTTGTAATAGTTTTAATGGTAGCTCCGGTTCTATTTAAAAAAACGCGATTAGCTTCCACCAGACTTCGTAGCTCAGTTGGTTAGAGCACCTCACTTTTAATGAGGGAGTCAATGGTTCGAATCCATTCGGGGTCACGAACGGGAAATGAGACAACGGTGGTCACGTAGGTTCGAATCCTACCATTTCCCAAGTTATATGAGCTTTGAAGCACAATTGGACGTGCAACTGGCAATGTGGCCAGATTAGGTTATAGGTTCGAATCCTATCTTTGCTCCAAATTAAATGCTTCATGCACAATTCTGCAATCTCTCAGTTAAAAGCTGTTGCAGACGTAAATGAATAATCCAATATGATTATTAGTTGTGAACTACATGAAGCTCCATGCTTTCTTAGCTCAGTTGGTTCAGAGCATCTCGTTTACACCGAGAGGGTCACAGGTTCGAATCCTGTAGAAGGCACAGCGGCGCCCAAAGGACGCATGCACTGGTCAGAGATTTATTCTTGCAAACTCGATACCTAAAGTTGAGCGGCCAATCTACGGGATTGGCTTTATAGCCTAGTGACGTAATGGTAACCGTGCTGGTCTTAGAAACCAGTGTCGAAAGACGTGAGAGTTCGAGTCTCTCCTAGGCTACAATTATATGGTGGTTATAGTGTTAATGGTTAGCACGTCAGATTGTGATTCTGCTAGTATGGGTTCGAGCCCCATTAATCACCCCAATAGAGAGTTACCCAAGTTGGTGAAGGGTGCGATTTGCTAAATCTTTAGGGTGTCAAAGCCGCGAGGGTTCGAGCCCCTCACTCTCTACTTTAGAATTATCATAGAGTGGTTTTTTGTGCATCTTTAAGAGATATATAATTAAAATAAACTTTAATAAGTATGTACCAGTGTGAAAAATGTAATAAAATATTTACTACAAGAGCATCTAAAACAAATCACGAAAAAACATGTGGAAATATAAAGCATAAAAAAGAATTATATAAATGCGAAAAGTGTGGATATGAAATTAAAGCAAGTATACAAAAACATATTAAATCATGCGATGGTAGAGGTCCTCGTTCTATAAGAAGGAAAACTCATCCTGGTAAAAGAGGTGGATGGCAGAAAGGAAAATCATTTGAAGAAATTTATGGCGCAGATAGGGCATTAGAAATTAAGCAAAAATTATCTGATAGCTTAAAAGCCTATGATAGAATTCCATGGACTAAAGAAGCTATATCTGCTTTTTCAAAGCAGGTTAGCGAAAGAATGAAAGCTCAATACGCATCTGGTTGGGATGCGATTTGCGGAAGAAGTAAAAAATATGAATATGAGAGTAACGTTGCTGGTAAAATTAAAGTAGATGGAACATGGGAATTAAAGGTTGCAATATATCTAGATTCTATTGGTGTAAAATGGTCCAGACCAACTAATAGATTTGATTATATTAAACCATGTGGCAAAAAATCAACATACAAACCTGATTTTTATGTTGAAGATTGGAATTCATACATTGAAGTTAAAGGATATAAAACCGAATTAGATTTATGTAAATGGTCTCAATTTCCTGAAAAATTAATAATCTGGGAAAAAGTCAATTTGATAAAATTAGGAATATTATAAAATGGGCTTCACGGCCCCACAGGTTCGAATCCTGTAGCTTCCGCCATATTAAAATATATAAATCATGAAAAAGAAAGTAATTTTTATTGACGTAGATGGTCCATTGGCTTGGGCAACATGGGATGATGGTAAAGTTACTATCAGAGAAGGATCGCATTTTGAATTTCAAATTCCATATCCTTGGGTTAAAGAAGATTGTGAAGCTTTACAAAAAATATGTGATGAAACTGATGCAGAATTAGTTATTAGTTCAGATTGGAAAATGCATTTTAGTTTTATTCAATTAAAGCACATATTTCAATACTACGGAATCACAGCTAATATCATTGATATTACAACCCATCAAAATGCATATCAAACAGGTGCATGGAATAAAATGAGTAGACCTTCGATTGATTTTGAAAGAGCTACACAAATTTTAAAATGGGTCAAAGATAATAAAGTTTCAAATTGGATTGCAATCGATGATTTAAATTTAAGTGAAGCTTTTAAATGGATGACACCTCGAGAGCCAATGTGGAGACACGTTCAAGTTGATGGAGATCATGGTTACGGTGGTAGACTCAGAGACAAAGTCAATGAATGTATTAAAAAGTTAGAAAGATAACAATTGCCCGATGATGTAAAGGTAGCATCACAGATTTTGATTCTGTTCGTGTAGGTTCGAATCCTGCTCGGGTAACTAAATTGAAACCTTTTATTAGGTTGATATATAAGAAACATATAGCGAGATAGTAGCAGTTGGTCAGCTCGCCAGGCTCATAACCTGGAGGTCGGGGGTTCGAATCCCTCTCTCGCAACTAAATTTTGGCCCGTTCGACTATCGGTTAGGTCGTCAGGTTTTCATCCTGGAAAGAGGGGTTCGACTCCCCTACGGGCTACGAATGCTAATGTATATGGTCAATGCATTAAATGTGATATAACAGACCCGTAAAAAAATGAAGCAATCACGGAAGGAAAGTTTTCGCAAACCTACTTAGACTTTGAAATGTAAAGTCAAATGGTCTCATAGTTAAACGGCTATAATGCAGCCCTGTCACGGCTGAGTTCGGAGTTCGATTCTCCGTGGGACCGCACTCTAACCTTTTTGCCACTTTCTGTGGATATATAGATTATAAAAACATCTAAATATCCATGGAAAGAGCATCAAGAAGAAAATATCATTACATTTATAAAACAACGTGTATTATTACAAATAAGTTTTATATTGGAATGCACTCAACCGATAATCTAGAAGACGGATATATCGGTTCAGGTAAAAGACTTTGGTATTCAATCAATAAACACGGTAAAGACAATCATGTTTGTGAAATATTAGAATTCTTACCTAATAGAACAGAATTAGCTGATAGAGAAAAAGAATTAGTTAATATCGAATTAATTAACGAAGAGCTTTGTATGAATCTTAAAGTCGGTGGAATCGGCGGTTTAGGTTTTATTTCAGAAGAACAACAGAGAAATAGGTCTTTAGCTGGTGGTAAAGCATTTGGTAATAAAATCAAAAACGATTCAATTTTTTATAAAGAATTTGCAGATATTCAAAGAATAAAATTTAAAAAACTTCATTCTGAAAGTAAATTTAAATATAACAACTTCGAAGGTAAATCTCATTCAGAAGAAACAAAGGTAAAAATAGGAGCAGCTAACTCTATTAAACAAAAAGGATCTAATAACTCTCAATATGGAAAGTGTTGGATAACAAATGAAATAGAATCTAAAAAAATCAATAAAGGTGATATAATACCTGAAGGATGGAGATTAGGTAGAAAAATTATATAAAAATAATGTAAATGAACAAAAAACTGAAAGCAACATTGATAATATTAATATCGATGTTGGCCATGGCTTTAACTATCTGGTTAATAAATAAAGCTAATGAAGACAAACCGTTTAACAAAGTTACTTTTACTGAATCTAATTTTGTTAAGAATAAAACAAACATGAAGTACTTAGATACTTTAGTTTTAGCAGGTTTACATGCTTTAAAAATCGACAAGACTTCAGTTTTAATATTACCTTTAGAAGTTCAGCCAACACAAGATTTAGAATTAAAAGCACATATAGTGTGCATTGAAAATGGTTACATTATTTTTATTAAAGAAGTTGATAGAAATTATGCTTTAGAAATTATTTCACATGAACTAATACATCTACAGCAATATAGTTCAGGCAATTTAATAATTGATCGTAATAATAATCAATTGATTTTTGATAAAAAAGTTTATCAAGTTAAAGAATTACCAGCTTATGATGTTAGACCGTGGGAAACAGAAGCTTTTGCTAAACAAACCGATCTAAGATCAGAAGTTATAGATATTCTTTATTAATAAATTGAGATGTAGCGCAGTGGTAGCGCAGTTGACTGTTAATCAATTGGTCGTAGGTTCGAATCCTACCATCTCAGCAGCTTAAAACCAGTACGCGTTAAGGTAGAAGTAGTCTCGTGCGGCGACGATGCAACAGTCGTTGAGTCTTTTAGAACAAGACGTTAAACAATTCGAAACCTTGGAATGTCAATTATTCCTAAAACTACCAAGGAAGGTGCTGTTGGTGACCTTCCAAATTCAGGCATTTAGCTCAGTTGGTTAGAGCGCCTCGCTGATACCGAGGAGGTCGTAAGTTCGAGTCTTACATTGCCTACTAAACTTTTACCAATATGCAAAACACAGAATTCTTATATGCATACTTAAATGCGTATGCACCAGTTGGCCAAGAAACCCAAGGCCAAAAAATCTGGACAGATTACATTAAACAATTTACCAATGATGTCAAATTAGATGCTTACGGCACAGCTTATGCTCTTCGTAAAGGTACACAGCCGGATCTTTCATCTAGATTAGGCGAGCCTTACAAAGTAGTGATCGAAGCCCATTGCGATGAAATTGCATGGATGATTACTCACATCGAATCAGATGGTTATGTTAGAGTTAAAAGACACGGCGGATCTGATAATATGATCGCAGCTTCTAAAACCGTTTTAATTCACACTCACGACAACACAAAAGTTAGAGCTCTTTTTGGTTCTCCAGCTGTTCATGTCAGAGACAAATACACCGAAATGGGACCAGAACAACATGAACTTTGGTTAGATTTAGGTGTAGATTCAGCTGAAAAGGTTAGAGAACTTGGTGTTGAAGTCGGATGCATCGCAACGTTTGATGATCAATTTAGTGAGCTTGGAGACTATTACGTTGGAAGATCATTAGACAATAAGATCGGCGGTTACATCATAGCCGAAGCGCTTAGAGTTATTACAGAGGCTGACATTAAGCTACCCTATGATTTATATATAGTTAACTCGGTTCAAGAAGAAGTTGGTTTATATGGAGCTAGAATGATCGCTAAAAAATTACAAGCAGATATTGCTTTAGTACATGACGTTTGTCATAACACTTCACACCCTAATATGAACAAGGCTAAAGATTGCGATACCAAAGGTGGAGATGGTCCATGCGTCGAATACACTGCACAAAATCACAGAAAGATTTTAAATAAATTTAAAGAAATAGCTAAAGCCAATGATATTAAAATTCAACATACGGTTGGATCCTATGGAAATGATACGATGTCATTCTTTTTAGAAAATACACCAACAGCTATCTTAGCTACGCCTTTAAAATACATGCACACGACTGTAGAAATGGCACACAAAGGTGATGTTAACGCGTGTATTGATCTTTTTGTAGAAACTTTATTGTCAATTACTCCAGAATGGATCGAAGACGTTAAAAACCCGAAGATTTAATCTTCTTCGGGTAATTGAATTACTTCATTTGCAATTGAATCAATGTCTTCATTAGTAAACATTGACATTGTATAAACTTTTTGATTAGAAATAGAAGCCTCTGAATTTAATTTAGAGGCTTTTTTGCGTTGAATGGAATTTGATTTGATGTCAATAGTTTCAACGATTTGAGGTTTGTTAATTGTGACAGATTTAACTTCTTCGCATTTTTTGCCAGAAGACAAAACTAAAAATGCAATCGAAGATAATCCGATAAAAAAGGCGATGTGTTTGATATTGTTTTTCATTTTAAGATTGTTTATATACTATATAATTGAAAATCACTAGTGTGTTTAGTCATTTATCAAAAAAGTACAACAAGTTGTTTATCAGGTTCTACTGTTTTTGAAAGTTGTTTAAAAATTGTTATATTTTATTAAATCATTACAATCTAAAATTAAGACTTTAAAAAATGAATATATAGACAAACAATATTGTGAAATAAGCATGAAGGCAAACATTAATCAAATTAAAGATCTCGAAGGTCGTTTATTAGCTATTAATAATAAAATAACAGCTATAGAATCAGTTAATTCTGTAAATGCAACAAATACATCTGGCTCAAGTGGAACAGCAGGAACTTCTGGTTTAAGCGGAACTGCAGGAACTTCAGGTTCAAGTGGAGTTGACGGTATATTAGGATCAAATGGAACTAATGGATCAAGCGGAATTAATGGAACCTCAGGTGTTTCAGGAACTTCTGGTTCAAGCGGAATCAATGGAACTTCTGGTATAAATGGAACTAACGGCTCAAGTGGAATTAATGGAACTTCTGGAATCAATGGAACTAATGGTTCAAGTGGAACTTCAGGTGTTTCAGGAACTTCTGGAACCAATGGTTCGAGCGGAACTTCAGGAATCAATGGAACTTCTGGAACTAATGGTTCAAGTGGAACTTCAGGTGTTTCAGGAACTTCAGGTTCAAGCGGAACTTCAGGAATCAATGGAACTTCTGGAACTAATGGTTCAAGTGGAACTTCAGGAATCAATGGAACTTCAGGAACTAACGGTTCAAGCGGAACTTCAGGAATCAATGGAACTAATGGCTCAAGTGGAACTTCAGGCGTTTCAGGAACTTCAGGTTCATCTGGTAGTAGTGGAACTTCAGGCGTTTCAGGAACTTCAGGTTCATCTGGTAGTAGTGGAACTTCAGGCGTTTCAGGAACTTCAGGTTCAAGCGGTTCATCTGGTGTTAATGGAACTTCAGGCTCAAGCGGTTCATCTGGTGTTAATGGAACTTCAGGTTCGAGTGGTTCATCGGGAGTTAATGGAGCAGCCGGTGCAAATGGAGATATAGAATACGGATATACTATTAATACAGCCGGTTTAGATCCAAACACATATTATCCAATCACTATAGGTTTAGGAACTAATACTTTATATAAATTATCGATCAGAGTTGCTTTAAATTCAAATGCACCTTCATGGTCAACGCATCCTGCTGGATTTTCAGTTAAATTAATATGGTATGCCAATGGTAATGGTTGGGGTACAAATGACACCGTAAGATTGATAGATTCATATAACTATAGATTTGTATCAGGTATGTCGCCTATTGGTGGTATTAGACAAATGCATAATTCTTCTGAAGAAGTAGTATGGGTTAGAGGTGGCGGAAATTACTTTTTATATTCATCACATGCAATTTCACCAACTTTAAGAACAAGTTCTTATTCTTTATACGGTGATACAGTTTCTCCTAGTTCTTCAGCGTATAATGACGTTTGGTCTTCAACTGGAGGTAAAGTATCATTTGGTGAAGTTTATTCTTCTGGCGATGTTACTGCTTTTTCAGATGCTAGAGTAAAAGAAAACATAAGATCTATTAAAAACCCGTTAGATAAAATATTAAATTCTAAAGGTGTTGTTTATGATAGAATTGACACAGGCACAAAAGATAATATTGGTTTTATTGCACAAGAATTAGAAGAAAGTATTCCAGAATTAGTTTCTACTGACGAAGCAGGTTATAAATCAGTTAAATATCAAAATATGGTGGCAGTTTTAGTAGAAGCAATGAAAGAACAGCAAAAAGAAATAGACGAACTTAAAGCAGCTATATTTTCATTATTAGAAAACAAATAATAATATAAATATATAAGAAGTATAAAGTCTATTAAAAAATAAATAATCAATGGCATTACCATCATCATCTGGAGGTTCTATTTCGATAGGTCAAATTTGGGCAGAAACAGGAGCTCCAGCAGACCCTAATGAAGACATAAACACAGTTAAAAACAGTTTATGGAATGGTTTATTGTTAGTAGTCGGAGAAGTTGATATAGATAATTTTAACGGTACAGCAAAATGTACTATTGGTATAAGTTCATCACATCCTTATAGATACACAGCTGATACTATCATATATGCCGCTGTACAAACTTATGCATTTAATGGTATTTATTGGGAAACTGTTTTGTTACCAGGAAATCGTATTATACCACAAGGTTCTAGCATTTCTACGATATTTAATGTGTCATATACATATTATGGACCAGGTGCATATTTAGCAGAATTACAAATCACAAACGTATCTCCAGATCAAACTGGAGATTATGTATATTCTACTAGCTTTGATCAATATCAAGCTAAAACACGATATAACGTACACAGACAAATTCTAACATAAATTTAAAATCATGGCATATCAATTTTACAAAAGAAATTACGATAACGCATTTTACGCGTTTGACTCAGAAACAGACACGTTTAAAGTAGTTACAGATCCAAATCACGAAGGCTCGGCTAATATGTGCGCAGTGATGTATACCGAGTTAGCAAATTCAAATATTATTCAAATGAACACTCAAATTAGTTCAAATCCAACAGAATATGTGTCTATCACAGAAGCTGAATTTAATAATAGAATTTTTTCTATGAAAAGCTTCCTAGAACAAAATTTGTAAGATATATAAAGTATAAAAAAAATAAATTAAAATATGGCACTATCATCAGGAGGTTCAATCTCCATGGGACAAATAGCAACAGAAATGGGCGTAGCACAATCTAACGTATCTTTGTATAATAGATCTAGAACAATGTCCGGTTCAAATCCATACGGATATTATCCAGCTAGTATGACATCATTACCGGACTCTATGAGCGAATTTTATGGAACAGCTTTTGCAGATCAACCACAGTCAGCTTGTTTATTAGAAGGAACTTTAATTGCAATGGCTGATGGCACAACTAAAAAAATTGAAGAACTAATCGCCGGAGATTCATTAAAAAGTATTAATATTGAAGGATTACCTTTAGATGAAACTTTACACTTCGCATGGACTTCTGCAAATCCAAATATTACAATAGCAGACACTATTGTAGTTAATGCTACTAAAGTAGAAGCATTTGCAGTTTATAATGTTAATAATGGATTGCTTAAAGCAACAGCTGAACACGTACATTTGGTTAAAAGAGAAACAGTTTATATGTTTGTTCAATCATCTGAACTTTTAGTTGGAGACATTTTATTAGACGGTCAACTTAATGAAGTTGTAATTACAAGTGTAGACAACGAGCGTATGCCAGACGGTAAAAGCGTTAATGTTTATTTAATTGACGTAGAAACAATCGACTTATTCGTTGCAAACAACATTGTTACGCATAATAGAAAACCAATAAGATAATAATTAATTTTAATTAATTTTAAAAGCCAATCGAAAGATTGGCTTTTTTATTGTAAACTTTTTAAAAAGGATAGATATAACATCTAAACTTAAAGATACATGAATTTAACAGGCATACACGTTTTTAAATCAGTTTCTTCCTCAAGTTATTCAGAACATGTTTTGATGATTCAAACACTTTCTGCTCTTGAATGGAAAAAACACAATGGTCCAATTCACTTATACACTACCAAAAAAGACTTAAAGTTTTTTGAAGCTTTAGGTATGGATCAACTTTATGATAATATTAATACTGACGTTCTAGAACAAAAAGACGACATCTATTGGCCACATTTTGGTGCAGCTAGTAAAATGAAAGTTTTGAATTCTGTTGAAGAATTTCCAGTTGCATTTATCGACAATGATTTAATTTATAGAGAAAAGATTGAAATCAAAGACGAAAGCATTATTTATTTACACGACGAAGGTCGCTTTCATAAAAACTATCCACCTTTAGATTTCTTAAGCAAGCGAGATGGTTATGAGTTTCCTAAAATGGAATCCTTAGAAACATGTCAACCAATTAATGTTGGTTTATTTGTTATCAATGATCGCAAACTTAGAGATGAATACTGTGCATTAGCTATAGATTTCATGACTAAAAATTCTAAGAAACCAGCTCCTGTTAAATGGGCTCCAGAAGGACTTAGAATATTTTGGAAACCATTATTTGTTGAGCAAAGATTACTTTCAGCTGTTGTAGATAATGGTAACTATAAAAAGCGTCAATTATTTCCATACACTTATATGGGAGATACTTTAAGATGGAGATCATGGGAAACAGGTGAAGAATATACTCACGGCGAATTAGGACAAAGAGAAACTTTAACATGGTTTCACTTATGGGGTGAAAAGGTAGAGTATTCTAGACCAGAAGGTCAATCTTTAAAAATCAAAGTTTTTTATAATTTATTAAGCGCTTTACAAAACAGTGGACCTAAAGCCTGGGTAATTAGACAAAATCTAATAGATTTTTTAAAATACAAAGAACAAGATTTACAAGAAGAATTAGGATATAAAATTTAAAATATGAAAAGCAAATTAATAACAGTAGGTTCTGAGCATGACTTGCACATTTTCAAAGATTGTATTAAATCTCAGGCAGTTTGGGCTAAAAAACATGACATTGAGCATGAAATCATAGAAACCGAAGTTGACAAAACAGGCAATTGGATTTTCTACGAGAATTTTATCACAACTTTAGTCGATAATGAAGAAACTGTAGTTATCGCAATGATGCCAGAAGTTATGGTCTTAGAAGACTTTAGTAATCCATTTATGCTAGATAAAGATTTAATAGTTGTAAATTCGGGAGACATTTCAGTGATAGCCGGTAGATTTTCAGGTAGCATTTTACAAAGAGCTAACTTATTACAATCATTGGCTTTCAAAGATACTCCGCACTCTTCCTGTGACTTAGGTTTACACGTCCTAGACACTAAAGTTAAAAACTATATTCACTTTATGGCAGGAATTTCAGGTAAGCCAGAGTACCCTTGTATGTCAGGTTTAAACAATTCACATGGCTTTGAGATGCATGCTAAAACATACAAAGACGAGCCAATCGGTATTAAGTATAATTACTCTTCATACGCAAACCAATTTTACAGAGGTGGAGATTTCGCAGTCAATTTAAAAGTTGCTAATATCGAATTAGCTATGGGTTTTGTCAAAGAGTTTAAGAAAATGAAAGAAAGAATCGACACTTTAGTTACAGAGCTTTCTTACTTTGAAAAAGATGTTTTAGAACCAACATTAGAAAACGAATCACTTAAAAATAAAGTATAAATTTAATGCCAAAGTGCGATAGACATCTATGGGACGAGTTAGATAAAGAACCTTGTTGGAGATGTGAAGAATTAAGATATAAAAAACCAAATATTATGGCAACAGAAGCTTGTATTTCGTGTGGATGCGACACTCGTATTAATGTAGACACACATGTAGAATCCAGAATGTATTATGAAGTTGGTGTTGGTCAATTGTGCGCAAAATGTTACAACACATCAAACTCATTAACAGAAGACTACGGCGCACCTAAAAAGTTTGGTGCAAATGAAAATGTAAATAGAGTAGTAATTGATGCTAGACTAATCAATGACACGCCTAATGATCAAGAATTAGGTGAAAAGGTCAGAAGACTTTTAGATTAATTTAACACTGTAGTGTGGCGAAATTGGCAGACGCGCACTTCCTGTCTCGAAGGTGAGGATAACGAAATAAAGTAAGGATAATGGATTGACCACAAGCTAGCAATGTCCTTTACCTAATTGCCTCTTGGTGGTTCGAATCCACCCACTACAGCCCAAATTTTCATGATATATAAATCATGAAAAAAATAACTAAAATTGGAAAGAAAGGATTAGAGCTAATCAAATCTTTCGAAGGACTCTCTTTAAAACCATATTTATGCCCAGCTGGAATTCCAACGATAGGCTATGGAAGTACTTTTTATGAAGACGGTACCAAAGTTACTTTAAAAGATAAAGCTATAACTGAAGCTAAAGCAACTAAAATGTTATTACACGAAGTTGCAATATCTGAAAAGTATGTAGATGTTTTTTGTCAAGATAAAATTAATCAAAATCAGTTTGATGCTTTGGTTAGTTTCGTGTATAACACTGGATCAAATGCATTAAAAACAAGTACATTATTAGTTAAATTAAATAAGAACGTAAATGATCCTACTATTAAGGATGAATTTTTAAAATGGTGCAAAGCTGATGGAACACATAATGGTAAAGATGATGATAATGATGGTCTTATTGACGAGGCTGGTGAAAAGCAAAAATTAGAAGGTCTCTTAAAAAGAAGAACAGCCGAAGCTGCTCTTTATTTTACTAAATAATATCTTTAGACTCTATTAAAGTATAACTAAAATGGTTGCCATGAACTTTGGCAGCCATTTTACATATCTGCATAAATTGATCAAAGTCTTTGACTCTTTTAAAGACTTGACAACCTTCAGACCAATTTTCAACCCAAGTGGAATCTCTACCAGCTTTATGAATATTAATACCAAACATACCTGTTTCTGTTTTAGTTTCATCAAAAACTAAATCTTTGTTTGCATCTCTATAAACAATAACATCTCCTTTTCTTTGGCACAAAGCTTCATATTTACCTTGATGTTTGTCTATTTCCCAAACTCCTCGGTATTGGCCAGGAACTAGTCTCGCAACACCATTTTTAGCTGTACCTTCTAACATGCCTTTTTTACCAGGCTCTGTGGTTGCATTCCAAATAAAATATTGCCAAACACCATCAATTCTAAATGAAATGGTTAAAAAATCATCAAAGACATTAGTCACCTTTTTACCGGTGTTAGAAGTTCTAATACCTACAATATTCACGTCATAATCTTTGTTGGAATTAAACCAAAGGTATTTTTTTGATTTTACAGCTTTTTCTATTTGTTGCCTTGTATACATGCTTATAATTATTTTTAGAAACTTTTATTATTTATCAGATATAATTCCTAAACATAATATTATGGAAATAAAATTTGCAGATAGTTTCGGTGATTCAATTAAAACATTGATTATGCATGAATCATGGTGGTACAAAATATATGAAACAGTTCGTTATAAAATACCAGTGTTCTTTAAAAACATTTATAGATTTCGTAAAGTTTTATGGAACCATAGATGGTGGGATTACAGATATACATTAGAAGCTTTGCAAACTTCATTAGAAATAATGGAAAACAAAATGCACGATGGCATGGAAGTCTTTGAATCTCGCGGTAAAAAGATTGAAAAGATGCAAAGAGCTATCCAGATTCTTAAGAATATCGGAGAAGATAGTTATATTGCCATGGCTGAAGCTGAATTAGGCGAGATTATTCATCACGAATGGGAATTTGAAGAAACTGGCGATACTACAGACAATCCGTTTGGTGAAAAGGGTGAAAAGCTTTATAGATTAGTGGATAATGAAACTGATTCAGAAAAGGAACACAACCGTAAAGTCTATGATCGCACACACGAGCTTGAAGAGCAAGAGTGGAATGAGCTATGGGAAATCTTCAAAGGTAAGAGTTACAAAGAATATCGTAACAGTTTAACTGAAGAAGAGAAAAACGATCCAGATAATTACAACAAATGGTTTGATGGTAGTGGTATGCAGGGTTGGTGGGATTAAAATAATTAAAAATTGTTCGTAACTTTTGAAAAATAATTAAGCCCAAATTTTTTAGTTTGGGCTTTTTTTCGTATATTTACAGAGTAATTAAAAAGATAAACAACATGGAAAATTCAATTAAAGTAGGTTATGATTCTCAAACAGGTTTTTACACATTCAAAAATGGGTTTAACACAACAATGGAAGTAAATGGTAAATCCACAAGCGATCCATTACGAGGCTTTAGAAGTGGTGAACTTGTAGTAACTTCTGAAAAACCAGAATCAATCACATATAAAACATCTGGCCGTAAATTAATCGGTTACGATAACACTGAATTTGGAATCACTATTTCAGTTGAAAAATTCAAAGAGGTTCAAGCTGTAATTGATTCAACTAGAGAATACGACGACGATACCGAAGATTATATTTACAATACTTTAGAAGATGAGGTTTTTGCTATAAGATTTGCAAGAACACACAAACCAGTCTATGAAACATCTGAAGAAGTTCATAACTTAGAAATTGAGCTTATTAACTATCCAGTGAGCGCCTATAAATGTATCATTCCTTTGTATTCAATTAATGCAGAGAATGTGTTTGAAACAAAATGTAAGTATGTACCAAGTAACATTGAATTATTCTTTACAGTTTGTGATGCATTTGGAATTGATAAAAGCAGAATTGACGTACCAACGCATTCAGGTTTAAGATTTGTTAAAATTGATGATAAATTTGTAGCAGGCATGGAAGAATTTGAAAAAACTGCTAACTTAATCATTATTGATACTTATGAAGGTTGTATTGCTAGAATGGATGTGAATCGTAAAAAATTAGAAGATGCTGTAAGCTTTCATTTAGCTAAACAATCTCAAAAGATTGTAGACACATCAACTGTTGGGTATCTTTTAACCGAATTAAGATCTTTACAGAACTCAATTTCTAGTTTAGATGTTAAACAAAAAGAATACAATTCACAGAGAGCAATTTCAAACAGAATTGGAGGCTTGATTAACAATTATAAAGAACAAGCATAATTATGAAAGCTTTATTAATATTATTAGCGATTATTTCATTCTCATGTAAATCTGCAGAAGAAAGCATCAAAGACTATAGCTATACAAATGAATGGCATTTTGAAAATGGTCAAAGATACCAAGTTTATCAAACCAAAGGTGGATCTCAATATGTGTTGGTTTTAAACAAAAGAGAAACAAAATTTATTAGAAAATATTTAAAATAAGAATCATGGACTGGGAAGAAAGAAAAGCAGCTTATAAAGCAAAGGCAAAAACACTAAATGATGTACCTAAAGATTTAAAGTACTTTTCAAAGTTTAACACTTTGAAAATGGCAGCAATGGAAAAAGTTGAAGCCGATATTAAGTCTGGTAAAATCAACGAGGAAGATGCAAGTGAACTACATACGATTCGAGATGCTAATGGTGTTTTTGGTTTTAGAGAAAGATATGTAAATGTTCTAATGGAATATGCATATCGAGAAGGAGTAATAAACGCATCTGAAGGTTTTGCAAGAAGAACAAAAGAAATGAATGCAGCCTTTAACAAAATAGTAGATGCTTTAGATGATGTTGATATGATACCTGAAAACTGTAACTGTGATTATTAAAGATATGAAAGTAGGAGATAAAGTTAAATACAAGACAAGTAAAGCTAGTTTGCAAACTTATTATGGAACTATTCTAGGTTTCAAACTTGACAAAATTAGAGTTTCAAAATACAAATTTAGTGATTATTCTGGATTTGCAACAGAAACTTACATAGACAAAGAAGATTTAATTTAAAAATAATTACTAAAATATTTTTTTATATCAAAAGTATTTTGTATATTTACATATCTAATTAAAACAAAGAACTTATGAACACATCAATTAAATTATTTATCGCATTATTTGTAGCTTTAGTTATTGCAGCAATTTATTTCAACATTAAAGCGTACAATCACATCGAAACTCATACTGTAAAAGTAGAAGGTAAAGAAAGAATCACAGAGCAATCTGGAAAAACAATCACATCATTCTATGTAGTTTATACAGACAAAGGTACTTTTAAATTAGAAGATGATATGTTACGAGGTAACTTCTATTCAAGTGATGTTTATGGAAAACTTAAAGAAGGTTCTACATATACAATTAAGACTTCAGGTTACCGTATCGGTTGGGCAAGCGAATATCCTAACATTATAGAAGTTAAATAGTATGTTAAATCCAGCAAAATACGTAATCATCGATGGTTGTGGAATCATCTTCTCAGCAGCAATCCAACATAAAGATATGGTTGGCTTTAATCAAAAAGCAACAGGTGCTGGTTTTGTACATTTTTCAGCAGAAGTTGATGAATATGGAGAAACCATCATTAAAGTAAATGCTTATGGTAGATCAGTTTCATTAGGGATTCCTTCTCAAGAAGAGGATTCAAGAATTTTAACACAACAAATCACTAATACTTACTAAGATGGAAAAAACAATCTCAAATGCTAATAAATTAAAATGGATTATGAAGCGACATGCTGATACAAATCACATGTATGATACTTACCTTCCATACGAATTTCATTTAAGAATGGTAGTTGCAACAGCTGCTAAATATTTATACTTACTTCCAGATGCTAATGATGGTGAAGAATCTTTTAGAGATGGAGTTATCTTAGGTGCATGGGGTCATGATTTAATCGAAGACACTAGAACTTCATACAATGATGTTAGAGAGGTTTTAGGACTCTACGCGGCTGAAATCGTTTATGCAGTTTCAAATGAAAAAGGTAAAAACCGTAAAGAACGAGCAAACGCAACTTATTACAAAGGAATTAGAGAGACTCCAGGAGCAACTTTCGTAAAACTATGCGACCGTATTGCAAACGTACAATATTCAAAAATGACTGGAAGCAGAATGTTTGAAATGTACAAGAAAGAAAACTCAAACTTTATTCAAGAACTTGGATGGTTTGGTGATGTTACAGATCAATTATATCCAATGTTCTGTGACTTACAAGAATTATTTATAGAACCTAGAAAAGAAAAATAAAATGAAAAAACATTATTTTGAATTAGACAAAGTAGAATCAATTACTTTAAATTACGAAACCGATACATCATGGCGATGGATGGATGCAATTACAGCACGTCCTAAAACATTCTTAGGAATTAAATATGGCATGCATCCTGAATTTCCAGCAGGTTGGAATGACTATATTAAAGGAGATGGTACAGATCGATATCCACATAATAGAAGACAGTCATCATATTTTGAAGATTACAAATGGCTTAAAGTAACTCCTTTTCGTATTCATAATAAAGCACATGTTGAAATCCGCTTAGGATATAAACAATCATTTGGAGCAAATTTTGATTCAAACGAAGAGGCACAAGCTTATGTAGATGAGTTAATTGCAAGTTCAGACAAAAAGTTTCACGTAATCATTAACAAATAAAATTATGAAAGACGCACTAGCATACATGAAAAGTCCTGAAGGACAAAAAGCAATGGAAGATTACCTTGAAAAACTTGCAGAAAAAGATAGGATTCAAAGAGAAAGAGCTCAAAAAATCAAACAAAAATGGGGTGTTTGTGATGACGCAACATTTGATGATTTGATGTTGACAATCTTGAAGAAGCAAGAAAAGTATGATGAGCGTCATTATTCAACATATACTGACAGATCTTTACATATCATGAATTTAATGTGGGAATTAGCAAGTCTTGAAGGTTTAGAAATTGATCCAATCGATGGTTTAACGGAGAACTTTCCATCTTATATTTATGATTACTACGGGTATCAGTTTGCAATCACACATGGTCAAGGATCAGTGTTAAGTGTTTATCGTCAAAATGAATTAAGATATAGAAGCTAATTATGAAAATCAAAGACCTATTAAACCAAAAAATTGATTTGATACCATTTTTATTTGGACCAATTCAATCTGTAATTGATCTCTTTAAAACAAGAGGCACTAATTTTACTGGCAATAATGCAGTGTACGTTACAAAACAAGGCAAACCAGTTATCATTAGATCTGAAAAAATGATGGGCGAAATCGAAAGACTTTATGCTATAGATGGCGTTCCTAGAAACTTTGGTACCAGTGGCAACGCAGGTTTAAATTCAAACTTTGCATTAGATATGGTTAAACAAGGACTTAAACGAGAAATCTGTGATGAGATTATGAAAAGTGATCTATTTGAATGGTCAATTGAAGAAACTGCAATGGGAACTAGAGTAGCTGCTAGAATAATTGTTAATAAGTTTGAATAATAAAGCGTTAAAAGTTTTACCATATTAAAACTTTTGTATATATTTACATATAATTAAAAAGAACAAATCATGATACAAAGATTAAACTTAGTAAACCCTGAAAATTCAGATATTAAATACAAAATCTCTCGATTTCCAGATGGACAGCAATCAATCACATTAGATATGGTTGATGCAGATTTACCTAACAAAATCACGGTAAGTATTACAAGTCGATTAAATTCATTCAGGGATTTAGAAGTTATTATCTCAGCTAATCAAGCTCTAAGAGAATTCTCTTACGTTGAAAATGTTAAGCTAAATGTTCCTTATTTCTTAGGAGCTCGTTCTGATCGTAAATTTGAAGCAGGTACTAGTAACTATCTTAAAACAGTTATTTGCCCAATTATTAATGCACAAAACTTCTCAAGAGTTACTGTTTTGGATCCGCATTCAGATGTTTTAGAAGCCTGTTTAAATAATTATCACAAGCACGACAATCATCGTTTAGTCAAAGATGCTCTAACAAGCATTGATAATAAAAAAGATGCTCAAGAAAGAATCTGTTTAGTAAGCCCAGACGCCGGTGCATATAAAAAGATCTTTGATGTTGCTAAGAAGTTTGAAATCCAAAATGTTGTCACAGCAAACAAAGTTCGAGACATGAGAACTGGTAAAATTCTTAAAACTGAGATTTCAGACTTACCAGGATTGGTTGGAGATGATTTAAAATATGTGATAATTGATGATATTTGTGATGGTGGTAGAACATTTAATGAACTTGCAAAGGCAATTAGAGCACAAAGAGCAGATGCTAAAATTTATTTAGTAGTAACTCACGGAATATTCAGCGCTGGTTTTGCAGAATTATCACGTAACTTTGAAAGAGTTTATACAACAAATAGTTATAGAGATGTTGCAGATAACGAGTATGAAGAAAAAACAAACACAACTGCATTTAACATATTCTAATGTACACTATAGATTCATTAGCAACATTAGGATATGTTGTAGAAATTAGCTTAGATCAAACAAGTTATCCAAAATACGCGTTTGACATATACAAATATGAGCATTTTGGAAACTATGAACTAATTGAAGTTAGAGAATGGTATTTATACCGAACATGGCAAGATGCATTTGATGCAGCTGTTGAAGAATTAAAATTTTTAAAACTAATATAAAATGGCAAAAGAACAAAAACCAAAAACAGAAACAGTAGACAGAGTGGTCTTGGTACAAGATCCAATCTTAGGCTCAAGATACGAGTTACAATCAGTTGAAGTGCGTGTCGAAGAAGAAAACGAATCTGTAGAATCTGATGAGCAATAGAACTTATAGAATGATGGGACTAGTCCCTTATAACATAAGCCCAATCCAACAAGGCATCCAATTTGGTCATGCAGTAGTTGAATACGGTTTAGAATTTGGTACTACTTCAGCATATCAAAAATGGGCAAGAGAAGATAAAACATTTATCATTTTGAATGGAGGTACAACTAACACGAGATTTAATATTGAAGATGGATTACCACTAGGTTCATTAAACAATCATTTATTGACACTTGTATTAAATAATACACAATTTGCAACTTTTTTTGAGCCAGATTTAGGTGACCAACTAACTGCTATAGTTTTCTTAGTTGATGATAGAGTTTTTGATAAAGTTACTTGGCCAGATTTTGATTCACGTAATTATCCAGATATTCATGATGAGTTTCAATACTATACTGAATGGAAAAGAAAATTTGCAGAAACTGAAAAGGAAGCAGATCAAATCGTTTTCTTAAGAGATTTTTTAAAGAACTTTAGACTAGCATAAGATGAACTATCAAGAAATAGAAGGTGATTTAATTGCATTAGCAAAACAGGGTACATTTGATGTGATTACACATGGTTGTAATTGTTTATCAAACATGGGTGCTGGCATTGCGCCTCAAATGGCAAAAGCTTTTGATGTTGATAAATTTCAAATGGAAGCAGAAGGTCCAAGTATTTTGAAACTTGGTAATATTGATTATGAAACATTCGTACTCAGTGAAAATTTAGTTTGGTCTTTGGCTGGTTTTAAAAACAATCAAAACGAACCAACGTTAAGTGTTGTAAATTCATATACACAATATCGTTATGGTAAGAATCACACGGATGGAGTTTCAAAGCCATTAGACTACGAAGCATTGACCCTATGTATGCGCAAGATCAATCATCAATTTAAAGGTAAACATATTGGCTTACCGAAGATTGGCGCTGGATTAGCAGGTGGAGATTGGAACAGAATCAAAAAGATTATTCAAACAGAGTTAAAGGACATGAAAGTGTCAGTAGTAATTTATAAACCTTAAGAAAATGAATAATGTATACAGACACATAGGACCTTTATGGTTAGGATTTTCACTTTCAGCCTTTGGTAAAATATCATTTATGACATGGCAGTTTTATGCAATTGTAATTCCATTCTTTATTTTATTACGTATAACAAAATTTAATCAAGACGAAGAATGAAATCGATAGAAATCAGTGATGAAATGTATGCTAAGTTAATAGAACTTGCAACTGAAATGACGACTCAAGATCCTAGAGGCACAAGGATGCCACATCTTTTTCAAATTAGAGATTGGAAACGAGTTTATGATTGGAATTTAAATGGAAACATTAAATGTTGGATAGACCCAAGCGCAGATTTTTGTGTTGTAGAAACTTTAGCGGATCTAAAAGATTATTTAGAAAATTGTGACATACTTCCACCTGAAAATATAGAAGAACTATGGGAAGATGGTTATGATATACAAGATTGGATTGAAGAGAACTGTGAGGATTTAAAAGAATGTTCATATTCGATGGAACCAATTTATACTAATTCTTTTTTAACAGCGAAAGCTGCTCAAGCACATTTAGATACAAATGACTATCATTATCACAAAGATGCCGATGTTTATTTGAATCATGCTTGGAGAAATCCAGAAGCAGAATTAGTCACAGAATTTTTATGTAATTTAGTTAATAAAAAAATGCACACATAATGAGTCAAACAGAATTTCATACAGGTAGATTATATCCAGTAAAAATTGAAAAGAATTTAGAGGAAACTTGCAGAGCAATTGCAACACGTCATAATATTGAATTAGGCGAGGATTGGCAAGAAGACTTTAGAGAAAACTTTAACGAATATGAATATAAACGTGAAAGAGTACCCGAAGAGTATTTTATCCATGGAGAAAAACTCTATCGAGTAATCGATCATGAAGAATCAGATTCTGAAGAGTACTTCATGAAGCTTAGCAGAAATGAGAACGGTTCTCTTTCATTCATCGGACAATTCTATAATGGAGGCACATGTTTCTCTGAAATGTTAGAAGAGGCTTTAGATGATTTGCAACCAAGTTATGAAGAGCAAATAAAACAGATCATTGATGAATTAATTGCAACTAAAGGTGAAGATGCTCCAATAACAGTTCCGTCTGCTGCAAAATTAATCATGAAATATCATGGCGTAGAAAAAGCAAGAGAATTATTTGAAGGAGGCGCAAAGGAATCAGCATCTAATGTATTTAAAAGCTCAGCGTATAAAGCAACATTAGAAACCATTTTAAAATAGAAGTATGAAAAGATACAAAGTAAGATGTAGAATTGATGGTGATGTTCATGAACAAATCATCGAATGTCGAGAAATGACAATTGATCGAAATTCATATTGTTTTTGGACAGGCGCATACGGAGAAACTAGAAGATTAGCATTTGCATTTCCAAGTATGTTTACAATTATAGAAGGTTTACCAGATGGCAATAGCGAATCCTAGAATCCATGTAATTTGTGGTATATGTGGTTCAAATAAAATGTTTGAATATCATATTTCAGAAGATGTTGATGATGACACAGGAGAAACTTACAATGAGGTTTATATCTCTTGTAAAAACTGCGGTTCATTGACTAGTTTAAGTGAATTAATGCCAGAAGAAGAATGAGAACATGTATTAGATGTAAAGAAAAGAATATCTTCGATAACAGAAGAATATGTTCAGGTTGCATGAAGGAATGGACCACGATGAGAACTACCGCCTTTGATGCATTAGAATCTAAATATGGTAAAATGAATCCAGAGAATCATCCAACTTTTATTAAAGAGATGAAAAGACTCGAAAAGATTTGGAAAAGAGACAAGGATTTGTTTCAGTTAGAACTAAGTAAAATTTAACATAATTTTAACACTCCAGATTTTTTAGTCTGTAGTTTTTTGTTTATATTTACATATCTAATTAAAACAAAGAAATTATGAAAAACATACACACATTACCAACAGAGAAACCGAGTAGGTTAAAACAAAATAAAATTACAAAAAAGTATTCTTTGGTAACCAAAGGTATTGATTTAACAATGTACACTCCTCAAAACATCTATACTACTTCTGATGAAGAAATTAAAGAGGGAGATTGGGTTATTAATCTTAATTCTCCTTATGCTCACAAAGAACTATGTAGAATAGACAATCAATTAGAACTTGAAAGATATGCTAAAAAGACAAGTAACAACTGCAAAAAAATCATCCTAACAACAGACCAAGACTTAATCAAAGATGGTGTACAAGCTATTGATGATGAGTTCCTTGAATGGTTTGTTAAGAATCCAAGTTGTGGGGATGTTGAGATTGAAGATATATCAATGCAGTACCATGAGGAAGGTTATTATGAATATAAAATCATCATTCCAAAAGAAGATTGGTTACTAAATAATCCACAATGTAAACAAATAGAATCTTGTAGTAAATCATTATCAAAAAAATGTATTTGTCCAAAAGAAGAACCTAAGCAAGAAACACTTGAAGAAGCATCAGATAGAGCTTATAGTTGTGGGTTGTTCTCAACAAAAACTGCATTTATTGCAGGTGCTAAATGGCAACAAAAACAAGACAAGAAAATGTACAGCGAAGAAGAACAAACCGATATTTTAGAAGTGGGTCAAATTCTTGTAAATGAAGAAACACTCGAATATGGATTATTACAGTATATTAAAATATGTCTTGAATGTAATAATGAATCACAAGCTATAAGATTGCTTGAGAAGTATGGTTTTGAAAAACAAGAGGAAAGATATAGTGAGGAAGAAATTATGGATATGTTTCATAGTCTTAGTATGCATCTCCCTTTACATTACGAATTTTTAGTTAAAGAACAATTTAAAAACAAATAAAACATGAAAGCAAAATTATTAAAAAAGATCAGAAAAAGATTTTCAATTGTACATTATCCAGAAGGATTGTATATTTATCAAGAGTTCTTTAAAGGACCTGTAACAGCTTTAATCGATAATGAAGATTGTTACTATACAGACTATTCCTTTAAAGAAAAACAAGAATCATTTGATGAATTATTCACAAAGTTACAGATTATGATTCAAAGAGATTATGGTACTTTTAGAAGCGCTAGAAAGAAACCAGTTACAGAAGTTCTGTGGCATAAAACAAAATAAAGTATGGTATCAAGTGATTTTGTAAGAATGATGAATGAGCGAGAACATACTGAAGATTATATTAAGTATGTTGAAAGTCTTGCTAAGCGTGAAGGTTATATTCTTGAATGGGACAAAAGAATTGCCTATGCAGAAACAAGATGCGGTTGGAGAGAAGAAATACAGAGGGACAGGGAAGCTGTAAGACGTGCAAGAGCAAGAGGATGCTTTTATTAAATTTAACATAAATTTAACACTCTAGATTTTTTAGTCTGGAGTTTTTTGTTTATATTTACATATCTAATTAAAACAAAGAAATTATGTTTCCATACTCAGCAATCGTAGCAGCTAATATGCTAAACAAACAAGGTCAAAGACAAGCTAATCCACCAAAAATCACAACATTAGGTGAATATACAACATCAACCGACGTAGAGGTTTACGAGCAACTTGTAGAAGCTGCCAAAACCGTAGGTATTTGCGAAATGGCTGATATGATTTCAAATTGGCAAAACTTTGATTCATTGTCTGATGTTAAGAAGAGATCTTTTTTACATGAATATGCTCCTATAGGATTCATAAAAAACAAACCAACATTGTTTGAATTAATCAAAGACTTATTTTAATATTTAAGAAACTTTATTATTTTAATTTATATAATATAAAACAATTTTAAGATGTCAAACAAAAAAGTAACTTACTCTTTTAGACCAATTTCAATTCCAAATATTATCTTTTCATTGCCAACTGCGATGATTGGTTATCAAATTCATTCAAGCGGTTTTTGGGCCTTTATGGATTTTATCTTTTGGCCATTAGCTTGGATTAAATGGTTTATCTTTCAAGAAGTAAATCTCACGATTATTAAATCAGCATTTGACTGGTTTTTAAAATAAGGTCAGTTATTCCCTTTAAAGAATAGCACTAACTAGCATCCAACTAACGAAGGTTGCACAATAACATATATTATGAAAAACGATGCATTAGGCGATCGCATGAAAGAGTTCTACGAAGATAGAACCAGAATCAAACTTCCACGAAGAACATTCACAATTATCCGCATTGACGGAAAGGCATTTCACACCTACACGAAAGGCTTACAACGACCATTTGACCAAGGACTTATTGAAGACATGAATGCAACTACTGCATATCTATGTAAAAATATCCAAGGCGCTAAATTTGGTTACGTACAATCAGACGAGATTAGTTTAGTCCTAACAGACTTCGATGACTTAGGAACTCATGCTTGGTTTGACAACAATCTACAGAAAATGGTAAGTGTTGCAGCTTCTATGGCAACTGCAAGATTTAATCAATTAAGAATGGCAAGAGCAACTTGGGAAGGAAATGATATCGAAGGCATGTTAGACGTTGACGATATTCAAAACTTCAAACTTGCAATGTTTGACGCTAGAGCTTTTCAAATTCCATTTATTGATGAAGTTAAAAACTATTTTATTTGGAGACAACAAGATGCTGTAAGAAACAGTATCTCTTCAGTTGCTCAAAGTCTTTATAGTACTAAAGAATTACATGGAGTTAAGACAGATCAAATGCAAGAGATGATTTTTCAAAAAGGAATCAATTGGAATGATTATGATTTCCGTATGAAACGAGGAGCTGTGATTGGTAAAGTAGAAAAGATATTGACAAAAAGATCAAATCATTATGATTCAAATACATCTTATATTCCTTCTGAACACACTTTTACTAGAAACGTATGGGAAGTTATTGATACTCCTATTTTTACACAAGATCCATTCTTTTTAGCAGGATTGCTAAGTAATCATAAAGGAAATGCAGATGTTGAGCAAAGTAAAGTTCCATATAGTCCTAAAATCGGCGATTGGGTGTATTACCCTGTAGATGCAGCACCATTCATAGTAAATGGTATTAGAAAAGATGAAGTTGAAATTTACGGAGATTGGAGCGGTGGAACAAACAACGCCATTGGCGCTGGCTGGGTAAAGCTTTCAGAAATTGAACCTTACGATGAGAGTAAAGTAAAATATTACGACAAACAAGGAAAACCATATTTTAAAGAAATTACTAAAAACAAATAAAATGAGCTGGATTAAAAGATTATTTGGAATTAAAGAAGTAGAACCTCAAGGTTTACAAATGAAAGAATCATATTACACTCTTAAAGGAACTTCTAAGACTACACCCATTGATAAAGAAAAACGTATGAGAGAAATTGTAGAAGCAGAACGCATTCGTCGTGATGAAATCTATGAACGTTCCCGTAAAAAAGCTAGAGAAGACGAATCAAGTTTCTTAACTTCAATGGTAGTTGCTGCCGTAACTGATTCAACCTTAATTGGTGCTGCAGTTGGAGGCGATATCTTTGGTGCTATTGTTGGAGATGCGTTGAATGACAGTGATTCTAATTCAAATACAGATTCTAATTCAGATTCTGGCTTTGATGGAGGTTTTGGAGGTGGAGATTTCTCTGGTGGAGGTGCTAGCGGAAGTTGGGATGATAATTCTTCTAGCAGTTCAGATTCATACGACTCGAGTAGTTCTTATGATTCAGGATCTTCTTATGACTCAGGAAGCTCATACGATTCAAGTTCTTCAAGCGATTATTAAACCAAATAAAAAGACAATGACAAAGTGTAGATTTATCCTAATGAATAAAGGCGTTTGCGAAAGTGATTTTATTTGTGAAGTTGAAAAACCGTTAATTGATGAACAAATAACAATGGAATTTGATGGTGAATTTAAAACGTATGAAGTAACATTTGTTCAGCATACTTTTAATTTTATAGATAAAACATTTAAATACGTAATGGTAACAGGAATTAGAAAAAACTAAAGAAAGATGACAATTAAAGAAAGAATAGATGCAGATTATATCACTGCATACAAAGCAAAAGATATTACGGCTAAAACAGCATTAAGTAGTATTAAGGCAGCAATCACAATTGCTTTTAAAAGCAACGGAACTTGGGTTGCTACCGACGATGAGATTATTAAAATCATTAATAAAGGAATCAAACAACGCGAGGAGTCCATTAAAATGTATGAAACTGCAGGTAGACAAGAACTTGTTGATAAAGAAAGAGATGAAATGGAAGTCTTGAAAAAATACATGCCAGCTCAAATGTCTTATGATGAAATCTCAAATGAGTTGATTATAATCTTACAAGAAATTGCACAAACTGTAAAAAATCCGCAAGCTCTTGTTGGTAAAACTATAGGTGAATTTAACAAAAGACATCAAGGTAAAGCAGACGTTGGAACAGTTAAAGAAATTTTAGCTAAATTGGTAGAAGTATAATTGTTCGTAACTTTATAAAAATAATTGCTTAAATGCTTTTATATTTGGATAATTTTACGTATATTTACATATCTAATTAAAACAAAGAAGTTATGAACAAACAAATTATGAATGAATTAGAAACATGGCAAGCAGTTAATCAAAGTGAAACACCTCAGCGTTTAGCTTTTATAATTAACAAATTAGCAGATCCTGAAGGAATGATTCAAGGTCGAGAAAGAAAGTTTGATGCTGCCAAAATGATAAAAGGCTTAAATCTTTTTTTGACAGATGAAGCACCTGCTAATGTTCTAACCAGAGAATATGGTATCAGACAACAGGCAATTTATTTAAAAACATTTTATAAGTAATTTATGGAAGCATTATACTTTTTAATACCAGTCGCTATTGTATGCATTGTGTTTATCTACGTTGCATTTCAACATGTTAGCAGTCATGAAAAATTCGACAGCTATCAAGCAAAAAAATTAATGAAAAAACAAAAATCTAAAAACAAATAATATGAATCCATTATTTCTTACTGACGGTTACAAAACAGGGCACCATCAACAATATCCTAAAGGAACAACTTTAGTTTATTCTAACTTTACTCCTCGTAGTAATAAGTATGCGCCTAAAGGTTGTGATCAATTAGTATCATTTGGACAACAAATGGTAATCAAACAAATTCATGAGGCTTTTGACAAAGATTTCTTTTCAAAGCCAAAAGATGAAGTTTGTGGCGAAATGAAACGTGAATTGTCAATGTACTTAAACACTGATTATGATGTTAGTCACTTTGAAGCCTTGCATGATTTAGGTTATTTGCCAATCAATGTTAAAGTTCTTGAAGAAGGAACCCTAGTTCCAATGAAGACTCCAGTATTGACAATTTACAATACACATCCAGGTTTCTATTGGATTACAAATTACTTAGAAACTGTTATTTCTAACTTGTTATGGAAACCAATGACTTCAGCGACTATTGCACATGCATACCGTAAATTATTTACATCATGGCAAGAAAAAACTGATGCTGAAAAAGGTTGGTTCGTAGATTGGCAAGCACATGATTTCTCAATGAGAGGTCTTGATTCTATTGATGCAACTATTAGTTCAGGTCTTGGTCACTTAACAAGTTTCTCTGGTTCTGACTCTTTACCAGCAATCTTTGGTGCCCGTAAATTCTACAATGAAACTGAATTTGTAGCAGGTTCTGTGAATGCGACTGAACACTCAGTTATGTGTGCTGGATCTAAAGAAGATGAGGTTGGAACATTTAGAAACTTAATGGAAACATATCCAACAGGAATTCTTTCAATCGTATCAGATACTTGGGATCTTTTTAAAGTTTGTACTGAACACGTTGTTACATTAAAAGAAGAGATTTTAGCAAGAGACGGTAAAGTAGTTATTAGACCTGACTCTGGTGATCCAGTTGATATTATTTGCGGATTACAAACACCAATGAGTGAATATGGTTTAAAGGACGCAAAATACAAAGGAGTTATTGAATTACTTTGGGATGTATTTGGTGGAACTATCAACGAACAAGGTTACAAAGTTTTAGACTCTCACATCGGAGCAATCTACGGAGATTCAATCACATTAGACCGTGCTGAACAAATCTTCACAAGATTAGAAGCAAAGGGATTTGCAAGTACAAACATTGTTTTAGGTGTAGGTTCATTCACATACCAATTCAACACTAGAGATACATTTGGTTTTGCAATGAAAGCAACCTATGTTGAAGTTGATGGAGTTGGTAGAGAAATCTTCAAAGATCCAATCACTGATGATGGTGTTAAAAAATCTGCTAAAGGTTTATTAAGAGTTGCAAAAAATGAAGATGGAGAGATTACATTGTTTGACCAAGTTAATTGGTATGATGAGAGTAAAGGAATGTTAAAAACTATTTATTTGAATGGTCAATTTGAAAACCAAACCACTTTAACTGAAATTCGTGAACGTTTAAAATTAGTATAATGAATAAAGTTAAAGCATTTTTTGATGCAACTGGAGCCTTTTTTCGTTGGTGTTGGCAATATCCGACTACGCCGATTGAGAATTTTCAAGAGGCTAAATTTAGATATGATGCACAGACAAATCCTACGCTTTTAAAAGCATTTAATGAATTAGAAAAATCAATTATCGAGCATTTAGAAAGAGAGAAAAGAGCCAAGTCAGAAACACAACTTAGAATTGAAAAGTTGGAGAAATATATTAAAGAATCTCCATGCCAAGATCCAAAGGACGCGTATGACATTAGAGCTTGGCAAAAAGAAATAGAAGAACTTAAAGCTACACAAAATGGAAGTAATTAAACCAGAACCAAAAAACGTATATTACAGTGATGAAAGTGTTAAAGTATTTTTAGCAGGTTCTATAGAAATGGGTAAGGCTGAAGATTGGCAAGCAGTAATACCCAAGATATTTAAGGACCGTGATAATTTAACCTTTTTCAATCCCCGAAGAGATGATTGGGATAGTTCATGGGAACAAAAAGAATCTAATCCACAATTCAGTGAACAAGTAAATTGGGAAATGAATAAATTGGATGAGTGTAATCTTATTTTCATGTACTTTTCACCAGAAACCAAGAGTCCAATTAGTCTATTAGAACTTGGTTTATACGCTGAATCTGGTAAAATGATCGTATGTTGCCCAGATGGATTTTGGCGTAAAGGTAATGTAGATATTGTTTGTAGCAGATATAACGTTCCAGTTTATAATACATTGGAATCTGCAATTGGAAGATTAAGAACAGAATTAAAAGACGTAAAATAAAAGCTTAAATATTTTTTTATGTCAAATGTTTTGTGTATATTTACAGAGTAATTAAAACAAACAAGTTATGACAAAGACACAAGCACTTAGATTAATTGAAGTTACTTCTCAAACTCAAGCAAACAATGGAACTCAATGTTTTCACGATCCATTGACAAACACAGATTACATGAGTTATGAGAGTGGATATGTTCGCCGCAAATACACAACAAAACACTGGAGAACTCGTAAAACCATTTTTACAATCTATCAGTTAAACAAAACTAAAAAGGTTCAACGAGAATTAACATGGATGCCTGGTAAATTTGTTGAATGTACTGAAAGAATCTTAGAAATGGATCCAAATAAAAGATTAGATATTATTTACAGAGCTACTGTAAACTATCGCAAAACTTTAAATATAAGATAGTATGAAAACAATTATGCACGACGCATTAGGCCAAGTAAAAGTTTTACTCGAAATTGAAAGAGCTGAAGATTATAAAGGTACAGGTAAAAGAGTAGCTTTAGTTAAATGCTTTATGAAACCTGATGAAGGCAAATGGGGTGATAGATTCGAAGGTTATGTACACAAAACATGGAGATCTGGAACTTTAAAGCCAGAATATTATTTACTTTGGGGTAATACTGATGATTTAAATCAAAGAGGTATTACACACATTAAAACTCCATCTGGTAGAGCAGTTTCTGAAAGATCAGCTTTAAAAAGATTACACGAAGCTCATAAGGCCATGGAATTTGTAACATTCAAAACTATTCACGACTAATGATTATCACATTGTGTTCAGATACGCACACTAAGCACCGAGAGATCAGTAATGATTTGCCTGGTGGTAATTTGTTAATTCACGCTGGTGATTTAATGAATTCTGGTAGAAATGCAGAAGACATCACAGACTTTTGTGATTGGTTTGATTCACTTGAACAGTACGATTATAAAATCTTCATTGCTGGAAATCATGATAGAATGTTTGAAGATAAACCAGAGAAGGCAATGGAAATAGTTAATTCTTATAAGAACATTGATTATTTACAAGATGATTGGGTTGAAGTTGGAGATGACGAGAAGATGGTAAAAATTTACGGTAGTCCTTGGCAACCTGAATTTTACAGTTGGGCCTTTAATTTACCTAAAGGTGGACCTGGCTTAATGGCAAAATGGGAAGCAATTCCAAAAAACACAGATATTTTAATTACACACGGACCACCGCAAGATCATTTAGATATGAGTGGACCTCCATACAATGAACCACACTTAGGCTGTGCCTTATTAAGAGAAAAAGTAGATGAGCAACCTCCGAAAATACACGTATTTGGTCATATCCACGGCGGATACGGCTACAAGTTTCACAATGGAACTCATTTCTTTAATGCTTCTATTTTAAATGAGAGGTATGACTATGTGAATAAGCCAGTTACGTTTGACTGGAATCCAGAAACAAATGAAGTTACATTCTTGTAAAATTGTTCGTAACTTTTAAAAATAAGTAAGCCCAGATTTTTTAGTTTGGGCTTTTTTGTGTATATTTACATATAATTAAAAACAACAAATCATGTATTACTTTACAAAGAAATCAAGACTTAAAAAGGCACAAGAACTTAGATCATTATTCCCAAATGTGAAATTTAGAATGATTAAAGATGGATATTCAACTATTACAGTTGAAGTTAAAAATGCAACAGAAGATGAAGTTAAAGCTATTTATGAAAATGTCAATCAAATTATAGCTTCACCGCTTCTTATGCCAAGACATGAATCAAAAGTAATTGTAATAAACTAATTTTAAAATATATGTACTTAGACGAAATACAAGAGTTTATAGATGCTCAAAATTCTACTAATTCAAACACAGACAAATTAAAAGTGCTTGAGAAATATGCAGATAATGAATCTGTTAGAAAAGCTTTAGAATACACATACAATACATTCAAACAATATGGTGTAACTTCAGAAAACTGTAAGAAGCTTAGTCATCTTTCAAGTTATGGTTACTCTTCTTTGTTTGATCTATTAAATGATCTAAATTCTAGGCATCTAACTGGCCATAATGCAATTAGCGCAGTAAATGGCTTTGTGGCTGTAAATAAGAGACACGAGGAGCTTATCTTCAACATCATAGATAGAAACTTAAAGACAAGGTCGACTGCGTCCATGATCAATAAAGTGATTCCTGGGCTGATTCCAACATTTGATGTTGCTTTAGCTAATTCTTTTGATGAGAAAATGGCTAAGAAGGTTAACTTTAATGAAGATAATTGGTACGTAAGTCGTAAATTAGATGGCTGTCGTTGTATCTGTATCATTGATGAAAATGGCGAGCCTAAGTATTTTTCAAGAGCTGGTAATGAATTTATGACTCTTAAAAATTTAGATGCTGAGATTATTTCATTAGGCCTTAAAAATATGGTCATTGATGGCGAAATTTGCATGTTAGACGAAAATGGTAATGAGAATTTTCAAGGTATCATTAAAGAGATTAAACGCAAAGATCATACGATTGAAAATCCTTTCTTTTACATGTTTGATATTTTAACATTAGAAGAATTCGTTAACAAAGAAGGTACAACAAGCTTCTCAATCAGAAATGTGCAATTAGACAATCTTTTCTTTGAAAGAGAATTTAAAAACATTGGTTATCTAGAGCAAAAGTTACTAATTGACGAGAGAATGTTAACCTATTATATTGGATTAGCCAAAGAAAATGCTTGGGAAGGACTTATGTTACGCAAAGATGCACCATATCAAGGCAAAAGAAGTAATGATGTACTTAAGGTAAAACAATTTTATGACGCTGAGTATAAAGTTATTGACATTCAAAACGGACCATTTAGAGTTATTGTAGATGGTAAAGAAGTTGAAGAAGATGTAATGCGTAATATTGTAATTGAGCACAAAGGTTACAGAGTTGATGTTGGCTCTGGATTTAGTCTTGAACAAAGAAGGTTATATAAAGAAAATCCAGATGCAATTCTTGGCAAGCAAGTGACCATACAATACTTCGAAGAATCACAAAATAAAAACGGTGGAATTAGTTTAAGATTTCCAACTATTAAAGCAATTTACGAAACTGAAAGAAACTTTTAAATTATGAAGAAGAGAAGCACATCAACCAAAGTTTGTTCAAATTGTCTAGATGAATTTGCAACAAATGAAATGTACACAGTGGCCAGAAAAAAGCACAGAGGAGTAGATCACGATACAGACGAATATTATTCACCTTATTGTGAAGATTGTTTAGAAGACAAAGAGTCGTATTTAAGAGTTATTGAAAAACCAAATGTAAAATAATTATGGAACAAGGATTAATATTAGAAGAGGCTGCATTTAAATTCTCACAAGACGCTAATTGTTTATCAAGCGAAGATGAATATGAATTTCTAGAAATAGAAGCTGTTTCAAGTTTAGGAATAGATAGAGATAATGAATGTTTCTTTATTTTAAAGACAAAGAAATGGTCAGTAGATTCAGCTGAAGATTTAGAAAAATTATTTGATAGAATCAGAGCTGTTGTAATCAAAGAAACCAAAGATGTCAAAACCCAAAATAAGCCTAGCACCACCAAAAAGTAAAATAGAGTTACAAAACTATTTAACTTGGTTGGGCGAAGATTTTGAAATTAAAATTTTAAACAAAGACGATTCTATCGAAGGAGCTTTAGTTTTATGCGGAGGACCAGATATCGGTGCTAATTTAAACCGTGATGAATTTGAACTTAAATTAATAAGTCAAGCTATAAAAGAAAGATTGCCAATCTTAGGTGTTTGTCGAGGTATGCAGCTCTTGAATTATTTTTTAGGTGGAGAAGTCAAAGACATAGATAATTTAATAGTTGAAGATCACCAAGCTGATGATTTTAAAAGTGATGATGATCATCATGAGAAAAAATCACATTATCATTGGATCAAAAGTACGGAAACAGGCGATATTTTCATGGTTAATTCAAGACACCATCAATATTGTTCATATCTAAGCGATGAATTAAAAGTTATTTATGTTTCGTTAGATGGTTTAACAGAAGCTTTTATAGGCAAAGAAGACATTTATTTAGGTGTGCAATGGCATCCTGAAAGAAAAGAAGGACCATTAAAAAGTTATCCAGAAATAATGCCAATCAAATGGCTTAAAAAAAGTTTGAAACAAAAATAATTGCAGATATATAAGTTATATCATTAATAAAAATATTTATAAATCATGATAACAGTAATTATTATTATCGCAGTAGCCGCAGTTGCTTATTTTATCTTCAAAGGTAAAAACAACAAAGGTGGAAACAAACCAAATGGTGGTGGTTCATCTTATGGCGGAGGTTCTTATGTTGGACCAGATCTTGGAACTTCAGGTTACGGATCAGATACAGGACGTTAATCACATACATTAGGATGCTTCCAGCAATTAACAACTTTATGGAAAAGCAAAACATAGCATCCTGTTTTTTTAAAAGACTAAGAGTATGGACGGAGCAGCAGAGATTCTAGATAGCAGAAGTCTCAGGTCCTAACTCTCTCGGGGCTGTGGTGAAATTGGCTATCATCACAGATTTGCATTCTGTAGTTCTCGGATCGTAACCGGGCAGCTCCACTAAAAAGGTTTCATTTAACGATGAAACCTTTTTTATTTTACCAGTATAATTATTAATTAAAAAATTAAAAAACATGCAAAATTTAAATCAGATCGAAGAGATTCTTAACTCAATCAAAGAAGACGCAACTAAATTTTTCGAAAAAGGAAACAAAGCAGCTGGAACCAGAGTTCGTAAAGCAATGCAAGACATTAAAGCTTTAGCTCAAGCAGTAAGAGTTGATGTTTCTGAGAAAAACAAAGAGGCTTAATTTTTGAAACAAAGCCAATTTTAAAGGTATAATCTTTACAATTAAATTTAAAACTAAAACAAAAATCAAAATGAAAAAAGTATTTTTCGCAATCGCAGCTATCGTAGCAACAATCTCAATCGCTTCTTGTGGTAATGGAGCAACTTCAAAAACTGAAACAGCTGATTCTACAACAGTTCAAGTTGATTCTGTACAAGTAGACACAGTTACAGTAGACACAGCGACTGTAAAATAAAAACATTAAAGGTTTCTTACAGCAATTAATTCTATAAGAAACCGGTGTCGAAAGACGTGTAGGTTCGAGTCCTACCTCTCCAACGAAATTTAAATCAAATTGGAGTGTGGCGAAATTGGTAGACGCGCTGGTCAAAACAATAGAAACCTGAAAATTATTGGAATACCTACAGCAAATTTACAAACTTTGACTTTTACTCAAACCAATGCGTATTCCGTTTATTAATTATACAAGGATGGTTCCAGCAATCCATAAAAACTAGGCTGTTAACCTCGTGGTCGTCGGTTCGAATCCGGCCTTTGAACACAGCCTTAAGTGGCACGTTCAGAGTAGCTCAGTTGGTAGAGCACGTATAAAAGCCCATCCTGCTTATTATTAAAAAGTGTCTTGGTCCGCTCTGACGAAAGTCAACGACAAGGTCCCGGTTGGCAGAAGGCCTCTGATCCAACCCAAAATGCGAAAGTAGCTCAGCTGGTCAGAGCGTCTCGTTGCCAACGAGAAGGTCGCCGGTTCGAACCCGGTCTTTCGCTCCAGTAGATGTTTTACGGTAGTTTGATCAACGCGATTTGTTACATCTTAAAATAAAACAAAGTTAGAGCGATTAAGTTTGGCAGTAATTATCTTTGAAGAACTGTCCCTTCTTTGGCGAGAAGCATTACGCCGGTTCATTGGTTAATGAAGAAAATAACTTACAAGAAAAAACAGAAGCTAAACTGTAATGCGACTGTTGGAAAAGAGGAGCTGTGCACTAGTTCCTCTTTTTTTATGAAACAAAATGATTTAAATAAATATAACAACTAAAATATATTTTATATGCTTAACATCTTTTCATATTGGTACAACTTCTTTAAAGAACTAAGATTGCTTTATAAGTACCGCAAAGCAGCAATATCTTTAAAAACTGAAATAGAAGCAGAAGGTTTAAGAGTTGATAATTTAGGTAGAATTTACACGGTTATTAATCTTAAAGAAGAATTGCTAACACAACCTGAATTAATGCAACAATCTTATGTATTAGGTCAATTAGGTCCTTTAACCAATATCTTAATGAAATACGGCATGGCTGATAGTTCATTTCCTGAAATTCAAAAAATTGAAGGTTCAAACTCGTATTTAATTATTCTTTGGCCAGAAAGAGATTATGTAGAACTTGGTGAATTTGTTACAAGCACAGCTGTAACAGTTATAGCAGTTTGCATTGCTTGGTTAGCTTTTAAATATGTACCTTGGGCTTGGCTTACAGCAACAGTACAACAATTGGCGGCTTAATGAAAGAAAAGATTAAAAGAGTTGAGATAGATGGTATTAGACACTATCAAGTAAGTCAAGGCTCTAAAATTCTTGGCACATTTCCGTCAGTGACCGCAGTTCTCGGTCAAACATCAGACAAATCAGGCTTAGACAAATGGAAAGCTAAAGTTGGTGAAGAAGAAGCTAATCGCATTTCTACCAATTCTATGAACAGAGGAACTGTCATGCACCGATTAATTGAGCTTTATAAACCACTTAAAGGTTCTAAAGAAGACAGATTATCAATGCTCAAAACTTTGATGATAAATGATAAAGAAATTACAGACTTTGATCAAACTTATATCGATCAAGGTTTTGAATTCTTTATGAAGTTCTACAACAATTCTAGTTATTTTTTCGATAGAGTTAAGAAGGTTTTAGCAGCAGAAAAGTTTTTGTGGTCAGTTAAAGCTGGCGGTTATGCAGGCACTGTAGATAATGTTTCAGAGTTGATAGATGATACAGTTGTTGTTATTGACTATAAGAATTCTAGAAAGCCAAAAGAAGAACGTTGGATCCAAGACTATTTTATACAAGCTTCTGCTTATGTTATAGCTTATTGGGAAAGAACTGGTATTAGACCAAGAGGCGTTGAAATTTGGATTGCAAGTGAACCAGAATCATGTCCACAGATATTTAAATTAAGTGAAGCAGATATTAAAATCTATTTTAAACTGTTTCAAGAAAGATTAGCGGCATTTAAACAACTTTAATCAAATATATACAAAAAAATAAAAAATCTAATCATGGATAAATTAAACAATTTTTTAGCCAAACATGGCATTAAGGTAATTATCGTTTTATTGTTTTTAACGTATGTGAAATCTTGTAGTATTGACTCAGAATTAACTAAAGTTAAAAAACATTTAACAGTTATTGATTCTCTACCTACTCAAAAACAACTTCAAATCGAAGGTTTGAAAGCAGAAAAAAGAATGATCCAAGCAACTGACAGAAAAATGTTAGATGTGCAACGTCAAACTGAAATCGATCAAGAGATAAAAAAATTAGAAAAATAATGCCAATTGAAGAAAAATCTGAAGGGTTTGGTGACACTGTAGCAAAGTTCACAAAAGCTACAGGTTTGGACAAAGTTGCCAAAAAGGTTGCAAATGCATTAGGCGCAGAAGATTGCGGATGTAGTCAAAGACAAAAAGACTGGAACGAAATGTGGCCTTATAGTAAAAAAAATACAGAAGACAATGACACAACAAACTTTGGTTAATAGATTCGTAATCTCTACCTTTGTGATGCTATACTTAATAGTTTCAATAATTTCAACAATTCACGTTATAGATTTCTTTAGCATGTCAAACCCATATTGGTTGGCAGTTTCTTTAGCTATTGCGTTTGAAGTTGGAGCTGCAGCATCTCTTGCATCTTTGATTGCATTGGATAAAATGAATAAAAGTTTAGTATGGGCCTTATTCATTACCATTACTTTAATGCAAATGCAAGGTAACATGTATTACGCATTCAAAAATTTAAATGGTTATGATTCATGGGTTCAATTATTCAACTTAGTTGAAGAAGATCCTTTATATCAAAAGAGAATTTTATCTTTTGTTTCGGGAGCTATTTTACCTTTAGTTGCATTAGGTTTTATTAAATCTTTAGTTGATTATATTAAACCTGAGAAAACAAAGGAATTAAAAGACATAGAAGTTAATGAGCCAGTATTCGTATCGCCTTCTTCAGAGATTTTAGAAGGACCTAAAGGAAATGTTGGACCAGATGATTATGGTTTAGATGAAATTAGTTCTGAAGAATCAGCTGAATCTATTTTAGGTTTAACTGTTGAAGAAGAACCTTCAGTGGAAACATACGCGAAGGTTATCAAAAATGAAGATGATCTTAATGAATATCTTGCTAAAAGAAATGAAGTTAAAGGAGGATTGATCAACAAAAATACTGAGAAAAGAAATATTAAATCAGAAAACGATGCAAGACCAACAGGATTTACAGGAGCTTAATGTTCTAGAAAAAATTCAAGTTAACTTACCACCATTTTATTTAACAGAATCGCTTGATTCAGATTCCTTAAAAAAGGTTTTAGAATCAAGCGATTCAGTTTACTATGGTTTACTTATTATAAAAAATGGATTCAAGCAATACTATGATTTTGCTACGTTAGACAATCCAGATTTTCAATTAACTGCCACTGTTAAAGTAGATTATGCTGTTGTTGGTAAAGCCAAAGCACAGACATGGTCTATTACTCACCTTAAATCTTTATTATCTAAAAAGCCAAAATACAAAATCATGTGTGCTCTTAAAGATTTAAAATCAAACAAATATATTTATAAATTTAGTGAAACTTGTATCAAAGAAAAATCTATCTATAAACACATAGATGATTGTTACACGGATTTACAAATTATTTTAGACTCTTTCGAATAAACAAAGCCCAGCTTTTTTATATAAATAACATATAAATGTTATAACTATGATAGGAGTCTTTATTGATACGCTTGCACTTGGAGATACAATTGCTGCAATTCCAGCTTGTAAAAAGATAGCAAAGGCTTATGATAATGAAGAGGTTCATATCATAACAAACCATCCCTACTTATTTGAAGGCCATCCTTCATTTTCACATATTTCTAGACCAGAATCAACAGATCTAAATCACTTTCGTAAAGTACATCGAATGTTTATGCCACTTGTTGGTAAATCATATCAATTACATAACGGTGAAACCATAGAGTGGAGATATTCTAACATGGACATCCGACAATTTCATGCCGTATCACAGGGATTTGCCCTGACTGAGCAAGAAATGGAAACTGATTTGTATATTGAAAGAAAACGTGAGCTGCCAGTCAGCTCCTATGTGATGATACATCCAACATATACTTGGGAATCAAGAACTTGGGCTCAAGAAAAATGGCAAGCTTTAATAGACAAATTATTCGACGCAGGAATTCCAGTCGTGGCAGTTGGTAGAAGTGGTAAAGAACAAGGTTTCTTTAACATTGACAAACCAGTAATGGATTTACATATTAGATATGGTGTTAATTTGTTAGATGATCCAGATAATGATGTAGCTGAATTAAGATGGATGATGAATCATCAGGCCATGTGTGTAGTTACAATGGACTCAGGTATTTTACACGTAGCTGGAACTACAGATGTTAATCTTATTCAATTAGGTAGTTCAATTGATCCAAAACTAAGAGCACCTTATAGACAAGGTTCACAAGCTTACAAATATCAATATGTAAAAGGCTCATGTGATTTGTTTTGTTCATCTAACATGAAATATAATGTTAAAGTACATGGTTCAATTCATGGTGTGCCACCTCAGGTTTATTGTTTAGAAGGCAAACCAACGTTCGAATGTCATCCTTCCGTAGATCAAGTATTTGAAGCAGTTTTATCACATTACAACGTCAAATCTAAAATCAAACTAGTTCATTTGTTATTAGAAGATGATTTAGATCAAGACAGACAAACAAAATCTATAGAGTCAATTTCAGAATTATCACGTATAGGTGTTGAGTATATTCAAGTTTGGAATAAGCGATGGACTGAAACACCACCAAGAGAAACTTTTACTAGACCAGATCAATACGATTCTATACCAATTAGACCAGGTCATTACGGTGCCTTTAGAGCTTTTGCTGATGCAACAATCGAACACTTCACAGAAGATACAGATTTTTTTATTGTCTGTGAAGGCGATGCTATGTTAGAAGTTAATTTGAAAACAGCATTACAAAAAATAGACAAAGCTTCTGAATCGATTGTTAAGAATGACATCTCTTATTTTTCATTTGGTTCTAGATTTTTATTAGAAGGTGACGGTTTACAAAGCGAAACCTTGCAGAAAATAGAAGACACTCATTTGGTTAATAGAATCATAGGTGCTCAGATGATTATGTTTCCACAAAGAATTAGAAGATATTTAATAGACAAATACAAATATGCAACATGGGACGGCGCAGATATATTTTTAAATGATATATTCTTTGCCAAGTTTAATTTAGGTATGTTTGAAGAATCAATGGCTACACAATTAAGTGGAATTTCAGCCATAGAATCACAATACAGAGAATTTAAAAATTAATTATGAAGATTTTATACTTAGCACCTCATTTATCCACAGGAGGCATGCCAGCTTTTTTACTTAGACGTATTCAAGAAATGCAAGAATGGACTGAGCATGAAATTTATGTAGCTGAATGGACCAAATACTCAGATGCTTATACGGTTCAAAGAGATCAAATTGAAAAGCTATTAGACAAGGATCACTTTGTTTCACTTGGAGATTTAGCTGAATCAAAAGAAATTCAAATTGAAAAGAAATCTAAATTAGTAGATTTGTGTTATGGATGGGGCATTGATATTATTCACATCGATGAAATTCCAGAAGGCTTTGATGGTTTTAATCCATTTCCAATTGAATTACAACAAGAGCTTTATGATACTAAACATCCATGGAGAATTGTAGAAACTTGCCACAACATTTGGTTTAATCCTTCGACAATGAAGAAGATTCTACCCGACGGTTTTGCAATGGTTTCACCTGAACATGAATTAAAAACATTTAAAGACATAGATGTTACTAAGTCTCTGATTACTTTTCCATGGACTAAGTCTAAGTCTGTTATTCTCAAAGACCGCAAGGAGATTTTAGGAGATTTTGGTTACCGTACCCAAGGAGAATTTCATATTATCAACATAGGCTTATGGACCCAAGGTAAAAACCAAAAGTACGCCATAGACATCGCACGCACGTTGTATGCTAAATATGGCCACACATACCAATTTCATTTTGTTGGTAACCAAGCTTCAAACTTCTCTGAGTACTGGCAACCACTGATGAATGACCTACCACCTAACTGTAAAGTCTGGGGCGAACGCGAAGACACATCGACGCTCTTACAAATGAGCGATTTAATGCTATTTACATCAAACTGGGAATGCAACCCGATAGTTTTAGCAGAGGCCGCATCTCTTGGTATACCAACCATGGCTTTTAACTTACCACAGTACGGTGACCAATGGACCAAAACGTTAACGCATTTAACAGGCGTTGCCAGTAAAGACGCTGAATCCGTTATTGGACTTTGTTTTAATCAAAAACCTAGAGTAGCTCGAGACTCAAACTCAGAATTTGCGCTGCAACACCAATACTTATATAAAAAATTATTAGCTAGCCCAAAGGCTAGAAGACCAATAGCTATGCAAGACACAAAAAAATGGCACGTAGAAATAAACAGAGGTATAAAATTCTATAACGACTCAGATAAAAAATGCCAAGTTAGCTTTAAAAACGCGCGCACTCAAGAAGTTTTGTGCTCTATGAATTTAGAGCCTAATCACTGGGGAGCGCCATACGAAAAATTCTTTATGCCTTGGCAAATTGATTTTCAGTTTGAAGGCTCAGAACCAGAAACATGGACGCAAGATCTAACTAATGGAGTTGTTAACATAGAATTTGGCAGCTCTTCTCTTGGCGATACGTTAGCCTTTATAGAAGCTGTTGTGTCTTTTAAAGAAGAACACAAATTAAGTAAAGTTAACTTATTAACTTATAAGAATTGGCTATTTGATTGGACGTACTACAATAAAAAAGGCATCTACGCTATGCAACCGGGTACTCAAACACCAAGCTGTGATGCTACTTATGAAATAGGAGTGCACATGGCAAACGTTGGTCAAGGACCTGCTTGGTTTGAGGATAAAAATCCTAGAGATTGGCGCAAGATTTACTTGGGTGATATTGCAACAGATGCACTTGGTTTAAAACCTATTGGAGAAATTAGACCAAAACTTTCTTTTCTAGATCTAGGTCGTCCAGTGGCTGGTAAATATATTGTCATTGCTACTCAAAGTACAGCGCAAGCTAAATACTGGAATAATCCAACAGGTTGGCAAGAAATAGTAGATTGGCATAAAAGCCAAGGCTATAAAGTTTATATAGCTTCAAGTGAAGAAAATGGTTACATGGGTAACTTTTATCCTAAAGGAGCTCAAAGATTACCATCAGATTTACAAGTAGTTGCAAATTATATTAAACACGCTGACTATTTTATGGGTATTTCAAGCGGTTTAAGTTGGTTAGCATGGTCTTTAGATGTTAAAATAGTTTTAATCAGTGGTTTTACTCCAGAAATTTGCGAGTTTACTGATAAAACTTTAAGAATTATAGACAAAACTGTTTGTAATTCATGTTGGGAATGGGATCACTTTGATAAAAATAAATGGAACTGGTGTCCTAAGCATGAAGCAACAGAAAAACAATTTGAATGTACAAAATCAATATCAGGTTCTGATGTGATTGCAAAAATTAAAACATGGACAAAATAACAGTAGTAACAGGTGGATGCGGCTTTATCGGGCATCATTTAGTCAAAAGACTTGTAGATATTGGTAAAACTGTAGTGGTTTTAGATAATTTATCAACTGGTAGATTTACAGATATGCCAGAAGGAGCCACTTTGTATAAAATGGATTTAACTATTGATGAATTTCCTAATTTACAGAATGTAGATGCCATTTATCACTTAGCAGCTACAACCTCAGTTGAAGAATCTTTATCTAATGCACCTAAATACAAAGCTAATATTCTATCAGCTACTAAAAGATTACTAATTTGGGCAGCCGATATTAACGCTAGAAGAATAGTTATGGCTTCAACAGCTGCAGTTTACGGAGATCCTTCTATTATACCAACACATGAAGGTGTACCTGTGAATCCAATGTCACCTTACGCTGAATATAAATGGAGAGCTGAAAATCATTTAGCGCACTGCCACGGTAAAGGTTTGACTACAGCTTGTTTAAGGTTCTTTAATGTTTTTGGAGAAGGACAACCTACTTCTGGCTCTTATGCTCCAGCAGTGGCTCGTTTCATGACGCAGTATAGTGATTTTGAACCTATTACTGTCACAGGAGATGGTTCACAAACCAGAGATTATGTTTATGTTAAAGATGTAGTTGCAGCCCTAATTATGGCCATGAGTAGAGATAATTTCTTTATTTTAAATATAGGTTCTGGTGAAGAACTAAGTATTTTAGAAGTAGCTGAAGCCTTTGGCGGTGAAATTCAATTTATACCAAAGAGAAATGAGCCATATCAGTCACGTGCTGATATTAAAATGGCAACAATAGAATTAGGTTGGACACCATCGACCAATATAATTTCTTGGATTAAGAAGAATAAATAAACTATATAAAATTTTACTATCATGAAAATTGAAGTTTCAAATGGAGAGATCTTAGATAAACACACAATCTTAAAGATCAAATTAGAAAAAATTACAGATCCCGCTAAAGTCGCAAATCTAAATAAAGAATGGATGATTTTAACACCAATTGTACAAGAAATTGTAAGCAATTGTAAAGATCCAGAAATTCACACAGCCTATCAAGAAATGTACGACGTTAATTTAAAACTTTGGAACATCGAAGATGACATTAGAGATTGCGAAAGAAGTAATGATTTTGGTGATGAATTTATTAGATTAGCTCGAGCAGTTTATTGGACTAATGACGATAGAAATTTAGTTAAAAAGAAAATAGATGCTTTAACTGGTTCTACACTTACTGAAGAAAAGTCATACGCTGATTATAAAAAATAAACTATAGCATTATGGCTAGCACATTAGATAAATTTTGTTCTCTTTTTAAATCTATAGAATTTACTATTAATAGAGAGCCTGTTAAACCTAAAGTTACAGAAAAGAAATTAGAAGAACAAGCCTTAGATAAAATATTAGTAGAGTTAAACAAAGCTTTATCTAGAGCTAAGGTTGAATTTAATGCGGCTAAGAAAATTCACAAACAAGGTAAAATGAATGCTAACGAATTGTTTGAGTTTGAGATGAGAATGATTGAAATTCGTGAGCAAATTAATAAAGTAAAAGAAGACTCTAAATACTCTGACGATGAACTAGGAGAATTAGATTTAGAATCTTGATAAATAAACCTATGAAAACAGTTAAATTATTCGAAGAATTCTTAGCAGAATCAATCGAAAACAAAGTTAAATTTCAGTTAATTAAATTCTTACATGAAGGTGTGAGAATGATTCAAGTTGATTCTATCAATGAGGGCTTAGTCGATAAGGCTCAATTTGAATTGGATCTTATGATGAAAAACGCTGAAGGCAAAGGTGAAGGTGGGACTCCAATTATTAAAGAGTTTGTGCCTGAAGTAATGGCCTTGGTAAAGAAATTTGCTGATTCTGGTCAAAGCGGTGGCTCAGCTCCTTTTACGAGTGCAGTTATCGTTCAAGTATTGCAAAAACTATTAGCTCATGAACCACTTGGTGAAGGCATTATGGGAACAGACGAAGAATGGTCAGACTGTTCAGTATATGAAGACGCTGAAGAAGGCACTGGAACTTTTCAAAATAAAAGACTTAGTTCAGTTTTCAAAGAAGGTAAAGAGGGTAAACCATATTACTTAGATGCAATTGTATGGATTCCTGAAGGAAAAGATTATGGATTTACAGGTCATGTTAGTATAAGCGAAGGTAGTGAAGAACAAATCGGTTGCATGCATTATATTAAATCATTTCCATTTGCACCAAAGACTTTTAAAATTACAGTTCATGAAAAAGAATATCGTAGGTTAGAAGATGGTTCTTTAGTTGAAGAAGAAGGAGGAGGCTGGTGGGAAAGCTGGTTAGCAGATCCTAAACAATTAGATGAGGTTTGGGAATATTACGATAAAAAAGAAAACAAGAAATAATGAAACACATTAAACTATTTGAAAACTTCTTAACAGAAGCAGAAGATGGAACAGTTACCTTAAATGTAACTATTTCTAATATTGACCAATCAACAGCAGATGATTTTTTAAAAATGTTTGCTTTCATGCATTGGTGTGGTGCTGTAGGTTCTGGTAGAAGCTTTAAAGCATATTTTGACGGAGATGGTCATTTTAGACCGAAGATTAAAGTTGAAGGTATAGATTTAGAAGATGTTGATTTAACCGGAGATTACGATGATGAAAAAGATGATACTCTTGACCTAGGTTTCGGAGCATAATAAATTTAAAAGATGAAACACGTAAAATTATTTGAAGAATTCGTGACTGAAAAGAAAAAGACGTATGATTATGGTTGTGCTATGTTGTACTTTGATTTTCCTGAAATGGAAAACTTGCACAAACAAATAGATGAAGAAGATGTCTTTGTAGATCCTAAAGATGCTACATTTGGCCTAGAAACTGAACCGCATTGCACATTACTTTATGGCTTACATGATGATATAAAACTTGAAGTGATTGAAAACATAGCTAAAAACTTTGTTTTTGGTAACTGCACGATTACAAATGCATCTCTTTTTGAAAATGAAAAGTTTGATGTGTTGAAATATGACGTAGAAGGTCCAAGTTTACATGATTGTAATACTGAACTTAGTAAATTACCACACACAACAGATTACCCAGACTATCATCCACACATGACAGTTGCTTATTTAAAACCAGGTTTAGGTAAGAAATACACTGAAATGTTAGACGATACTAAAAAGGAGCTTAAACCCAAATATATAGTCTATTCCCAACCAGATGGTACAAAAACAAAGATCAATTTATAATGAAACACGTAACAGATTTTAATGAATTTATAAATGAAGCTGAAGGTAGAGATACTCTAGCTGAATTAAACGAAATGACCTTAGGTCAACTTGAAAGAATTGCAGACTATGCAAACATGATCAAGGACAGAATGACTAAAGGTGAACAATTAGAATCTTGGATGTATTCTCAATTAACAGTTTCTTTAGAAAACTTAAATGCTGTGCATGATGCAATGGATGGTAATGACGGTGAAGTTGAAAAATAAATAAAAGCAATGCAACACGTAAAACTATACGAAGATTTCTTAAATGAAGCTAAACCTGGACCAGATCCATATATGACTGGTTTAAGTGATGAAACTGAAGAAGATAAAAAGGATCAAATGAAAAAACAAGCTGAAATGTCAGATGATGACGAAGCAGCTTATAAAGAATTACCTGGCGATAAAGAAGCCAAAGAAAAGGGACAAGTAAAAACTTCTAAACACACTAAGTCATATCATGAATTGTATGGCGATAAAGAAGAAAAGAACGAGTCTTTAGTTTTTGAAGAAGAACAATCAACTGATAGATCTGCAATTGACGATGACGCTATAGAAACAGGTTTAAAAACTAAATCTGAAGAAACAGGAGTTCCAATTGGAATTCTTAGAGCAGTAATGAGAAGAGGCTTAGCAGCTTGGAAAACAGGTCATAGACCTGGTGCAAATCAACAACAATGGGGTTATGCTCGTGTAAATTCATTTTTAACTAAGCAAGAAGGAACTTGGGGTGGAGCTGATAAAGATTTAGCTAAAGAAGTTAGAGACGGTGGCCACGATAAAAATTTAAAGTAAGATGCAATACGTAAAGTTATATGAAGAATTTGTAGATGGCAATAAAATCAAGTGTGATAATTGCGGATGGACTTGGAAGTTAGAAGATGGTGGCCACGATTTATATACATGTCATAAATGTTTTCACGATAATACAACTATTTTAGGAGAAGCTTTTGTTTTAAGAGATTTAGAAGACAAATACGGTATTGACTTAGATCTATATGACAATGGTAAATTTTTAGAGTTGTCAAGAATTATTATTCCAAAAGATAAAAGAGGTGAAGGTATTGGTTCAGAAATCATGAAACAAATTAATGCTTATGCTGATTCTAAAGGTTTAAAAATATACTTAACACCTTCTAAAGATTTCGGAGCCTCTTCAACATCTAGATTAGAAAAGTTTTACAAAGACCATGGTTTTGTAAAGAACACCGATAAAAGCGAAACACGAAATACAATGGTAAGATTACCTCAATAATATGAAGAAAGTTAAATTATTTGAACAATTCTTAAATGAATTCGAAATACCTTCTAATAAGTGGGTCGACATGGATCTTAAGAAGATTGACAAAGAAGGCATGGAATCAATTTGGGCTATGTACACCAAAACATATTTAGATGCTGGTATGGATTTATCAGCTGATGATTGGGAAGAAATGCAAGCAAAATACAAAGCAACTGCCTTAAAAGATGTAGACTCAGATCATCAAGCAGATGCTTTTATCATATACAAGCCTACTAAATGGGGCAATAAAATAGCTTTATTAGGTACTAATGGTAAAAAAGAAGCTAAATCTGATATTGTTAAAAAGCTTTTGCAGTTGGTTAATACTAAAGGTTGGTTTATAGAGGCTTCTTTAAGAATGGAAGAGTTATTAAGTCAAGCCAAAGCTCCCGTTATTACAGACAAAGAAATGATTGAAGATGTTGTTGGATTAGATAAAAAGCCAGAATTCACTGAAAATGGCTATTACACAAGATTTTTATCAAAAGCTGGTAAAAGAATTACAAAAAGAATATACGGTAAATTAAAATGAAGCTAGTTAAATTATTTGAAGAGTTTATTAATGAAGGCGTGCACGATAAAAATATCTTAAAAGCATTTTTCATGGCTGGAGGACCAGGTTCTGGTAAATCAAGAGCAGCTGAAGAATTGTTTGGTGTACCTGAGAATGGTATTCAAAGCATCTCATATAGAAACGGTCTTAAAGTTATTAATTCAGATCAAGCCTTTGAATTGCAATTAAAGAATATGGGAGTTGATCCAAAGGATTTAGCTACTATGGACCCTAAGAAATTTGCAGAATTGACTTCTGGCGAAGAATCACCAAGAGGTAAAGCTAAAAGAGTTACAGATTTAAAACAGAAATTATACTTACAAGGTAGACTAGGTATGATTATCGATGGTACAGGAGATGATTATAAGAAAATTGCAGCTAAAAAAGGAGCAATTGAAGCTTATGGTTATGATTGTTATATGATTTTTGTTAATACTTCATTAGAAGTTGCATTACAAAGAAATGCAGCTAGATCGAGATCTTTACCTGAAGAAATGGTTAAAGAAATTTGGCAGAATGTACAAAACAATATAGGTCACTTTCAAACTATTTTTGGTGGAGATAACTTAATCATTGTTGACAATTCAGTCTCTGGGACTGAACACTTTGATAAAATGGCAGGCGCTATTAACAAATTACTTAATAAACCGTTACAAAACCGTATTGGTAAAGAATGGATTAAGGCCAATTCATAAAAATCATTAAATTTTTAAAATAAACGCTCAAATATTTTTTTATTTGGGCTTTTTTTTGTATATTTACATTATAATTAAAAACAAGAAGATGAACAAGAAAATAGTTTATATCGATTTAGACGGAGTAATGGTTGATTTAGAAGCTCACGCAATCGAAAGACACGGACCAGATGCAGTTAGACACTTAGGAAGATTAACGTCAGTAGATAAAGAGTTGTTTGAGAATCCAGAGCCTATCAAAGGAGCTCTAGACGCTGTTAAAATACTCATGGAACAGTATGAAGTTTACTTTTTAAGCACAGCGCCATGGTCAAATGCAGAGTCTTGGAGTTCTAAAAGACGTTGGGTTCAAAAATACATGGGTAAATTAGCACACAAAAGACTTATACTCTCTCACAGAAAGGATCTTTTAATGGGTGATTACCTTATTGATGATAGACCTAATAATGGTGCAGCAGAATTCAAAGGTCAATGGATTCAGTTTGGTCAACCTAATTTTGAAAACTGGGAACAAGTTTTAAATTACTTAATAATAAAATAATATATAGACTATAAAATAAACTTAAATCATGCAAAAAGTAAAATTATTTGAACAATACGTAAATGAAGCCTTAATCTTTGATGATGGAACTACAGATATTGTACAAGCATCTGCGATATTAAAAGATGCTTTAGAAAAAGAAAATCCAGGTTATATCTCTTTAAGTAAAGGTGTTTTTGGTAATGATACAATCATGCTTTTGGTTTCATTTGAACCAAAGACTGAGTGGTCTCATGGTTACGTAGAAAATTCTAACTATTTTAGAATGGCAATTTACAAAGATGGTAAAATGGAAGTTTTCACACAGTCTTTATATGAGCCAGGAAAACAAGTATCTTATGAAACTCGTTTAAAAATCAAATTTAGAAAAGCTACAGCAAAATCTATGAAAGATGCAGCTGATAGAGCAGTTAAATTTGTTAAAGAAGTTAAAAAAGCCTTAGGTAAATAATATGAAACATACTTTATTATTCGAACAATTTGTAACTGAAAAGAAATCAAGTTACCAAGTTTACCACAGAAGTTATACATCAGCTGTTGAGACTGCATTAGAATATGCTGAATCGCAAGGATATGAATATGACAAAGAAGAAACTGCCACTAAAATTGGTATGGGTCCTAAAAAACCAGGTGATGGTTTTACAAACAGATTTACTATCACTCTTTTTAAAGATGGTAAAGAACAAAAGAAAGCCCTTGCAATTTCAATATATGGAATGGGTGATAAATACGAACTAAACGCATACATATCATAATGAAAAAAGTAAAACTATTTGAACAGTTTATCAACGAGTCAATAAACATTAAATATTGGGCAGATTATCATGAAAAATCTACAAAGATAACATCTGCTTCTAAAGTGAATCGTGCTGTTGAAGACGAAGTTGAAGAATGGAATCTTAATAACGAAGATGGCAAAGACAATGAAGTTACTAACGGTGATGAAAAGAAAGTAATTAAGCTAGCACATGATTTTTTTAGAGCAGCTGGATGGATTTCAACTGATATTATCCAGGCCATGATTTCGCAAGAAGCTATCGGTGAAGCTATTGTAAACGAAGAAGTAAACTTTCCAGCACAATTTGAAATTGGAGAACCTGTATCGTTTATAACTGCACCAGGTGATGACGAAAGATGGGGATCTGTAGTTAAAGTATCATTCACGAAAGCAAAGGTGTTTTATGATATTCTTGATGATTATACATCAAGCGTAATTGGAAATATTGATTCGTGTTTTGTAAAAACATTAAAAAGCAATATAACATTAGGAGAATCTCTTAATGAAGCTAAAGAACTTGATAGAGGTGCAATGTCTATTATGATGGAAGACAAATACAAAATTAAACATGTTTCACCATCAGAAAAATTCAATGGCGAAACTGGAGGTATTTGGATGGCAGCTGACAACGGTGAAACAATGAGTGGTGGTAAAATATTTGATTACTACAATAAAGGTGCAAAATACCAAAACGGAGTGCTTAAAAATGTTGTTGCAGCTGTAGAAAAAGCAGGTTGGTATTTTTCTTGGAATGACCCAGGAACTATTATGTTATGGCCAAAAAATTAAAATAAGATATGAAACACATAAAACTATACGAAGAATTCGTTAACGAAGCTCAAATTGGAGATAAATTAACCAAAAAATTTACAGAAGAAACTGGAATCTCAACACAGGACAAAGTAACTTTAAAATCAGAATCTGGAACTTGGACAGTTGCAAGATTATGGGCGCCAAAGGATCTTGGAGGTATGAATCCTGGATTACACATTGAATTAACTAAAGGTAATTCTAGAGAACACTTTTGTGCTATGGATGATAATGGCGCTTTAACAGAATTTGGAAAAGAACTTAAAAAGAAATAATGAAACACATGACAGATTTTAATTCATTTATTAATGAGTCTGCTAAATCAGATAAATTAGTGCCTTTAATGTTAAAAGCCATTGATAAAGTAGATGATTCACTTCCATACACGGAATTTGCAATTGCAGTTGCAACTATTATCAAAGATGAATACGGTGACCATAACATTAAACCATTTATGGCTGAATTGCAAAAACAATTAAGTCTTAAAGAATCTAAATACAATGGAAACATTGCAGGAGATGCGGCTGAGTATATTGCAAAAGAGCTATCACAATATGTTAAAGGCGTACTTGATCAACCTAATGACAGCGTTACTTACTTTCATTTAAAAGACAAGTCTTATAAATCTAAAGTTATTAAAACTTTAAAAGATGTTTATGGTTTAGAAGCTCAAGACGGTGGAACTCAATTCTCACCTTCTCCAACTATTAAATTTGATAATGATATAATTTTAGAAGCAAAAGACTCAGATACCTTCGTTGGAAATCCAAGTGAAGATCAACGAATGGTAGATATTAGAGCCTTTAGAGGTTCTGTAAAAGATTTAACTGATTTTATTGACGATAAAATCAAAGAAACGCAACAATAATTTGAAACTTTTTAAAAAAGATTAATATATAAACAGTAGAACCTCTAATCCTCTACAAAAAATATCTAAATCTTTTATGGAAAAGTTCATCCCAGAAGTCGACATCACTTCTGAGATCGAGCCCAAAGAGACAAAAGGTCCAATTGTTGAAACCGTAGAAGCTATTATCGAGCAATTCGATTTTATTTCTATTTTAAACGAAGACGACGAAGAGTCTGATTGGATTTGGTTCGGAGTTGGTGGCCCGGCCTAAAAAGAAATCAAAAGGAATCTAACTGGTTCCTTTTTTTATGCAATAAACTTTTCGCAAGATTCACGTATAAATTAGACTTAAATGTGTGAACGTGCTAGAAGAAATCAACGAGAAATTAGATCAGATTATAAAAGAAGAAAAGCTTGGCAAAGGCTTTGAATTTCGTACAGGCCAAAGAGAAACTATCACGGCTATTTGTAAAACATACTTTGAAGATCCAAAAGCCACTATTGTTATAGATGCACCTACAGGGACCGGTAAATCTATTATTGCCATGGCTTCAAGTTTGGTTTTATCAAGTTTTGACAAACAAGGTTATTTGATTACGAGTGATTTATCATTACAAGATCAATATGAATCAGATTTCTATAGACTGGGTTTACATTGGCCTTCAGTTAAAGGTGCAGATAATTATGAATGTTCTGTTAATAATTTACCATTTTCATTAGGTGATTGTCGTTTAAAAGGTATGGGTTATGAGCAAGCTTCTAAACTTGATTGTTATGGTAGCTGTGATTATCTACAAAATAGACAACGCGCAATTAACCACAGAGTTTGTTTACTTAACTATGCGTTTTGGTTGTTACAAAGAAATTACGTAGAAGATAAAAAAGCTGATGATGGTGGCTCACCATTTGCACAAAGAGACTTTGTCTTTTTTGATGAAGCTCACAAAGTAGATGAGATTGTTCAAAATCATTTTAGTCCACGTATTGATTCAGATGTTTCTTCAAGAATTCAAACGGTTAACTCATTCTTAGTTAAATGGGGTTTCTCAGAGCCTAAAGTTACCAAGAATAGAATAGATAGCGTTGTTTTAATGTTGTTGAATGAACGTGACAAGAAAAAGATCTTTGAAGCCATGGGTTACTTAAAGCAATATCTAGGTCAATATATGTCTATGAATCAAGAGATTAAAACTGCAGCCAAAAAAAGATTTAATAGTAATGCAGTGCCTAAAGATTGGCAAAATGCAATGACAGCTCTTGATAGAATCAAAGATGTTTACTGTAAATTTGATGATTACATAGACATTATAGCTGAAGTTGGTTTAGACAAAATGGTTATAGATCAAAACAGAGAAGAGGCTAAATTTACATGTATTGAAGAACAATGGATGATTAGAAAGCACTTACATGCAAAGGCAGAATTTAAAGTCTTTATGAGTGCTACTATTGGTGATCCGGCTTCTTATATGAGAATTATGGGCATTGAAAATGCAAGGTTTATTAGATTGACTAATGATTTTACTTATGAAAAGTCACCAATTGTTTTTGTTAACCGTCATAAAATGTCTATGAAAGAAAAGGATCAAAACTTTGACAAGGTTTTAGCCATCATGGACAAAATAGCTTCTAAGCATGTTGGACAAAGAGGTGTTATTCACTCGGGTTCTTATGAATTCACACAAAAAATATTAGAAAACAGCGCAATTAGCTCAAGATTAATAGCTTATGATGACTCCAAATCAAAAGCAAGCGCATTAGAGACGTTTAAAAAATCAACTGATGGAATACTTATTGGACCATCTATCTTAGAAGGGTTAGACTTAAAAGATGATACAAGTAGGTTCCAAGTCTTCTTTAAGGTACCATATCCATCTTTGAATAGTCCTCATATTAAAGCTAAAATGCAATACATGCCAGATTGGTATGATTGGAAAACTAGCGTAAGTTTTTTACAGGGCGTCGGGCGTTCTGTCAGAAGTAAAGAAGATTGGGCTGTAACTTATGTGCTAGATGCTTGTTTTAGAAGCTTAATTAGCAAACCCGGATGTATTCCTAAAGATATTAAGAGTCGAATTAAAGCAGTTTAGTCTTGGTTATCAACCAATTGAAAAATAATTAAAAAATAAACGCTAAATAATTTTTTTATTTGAATAATTAGTGGTATATTTACTATGTAATTAAAAGATAAACAAAATGAATACAATCATCCAAGTTCAACAATTCAGATTTAACGATGGCCAATATCGTAACGTAGAAGTTCCTACTTCAGAAATTACAGGCGATGTGTTTAGCGTATTAGACTTAGTATTTCACTACGGTCAGAATATGTTTCAACCGCAGAATGCACCTTCAGTTTCTGTTGGTGATGTAATTAACTATGATCGCAGATATTTTATGGTTGCTGGTTTTGGTTTTACTGAAATTAAAAGCGAAACTTACGAAGTACTTAAAAGAGCTTGTAGCGCAGCTTGCAAGAAAAATAGTCGTTATGATTTAGAATTGTGGAACATGATTGGTGAAGAATCTTTAGAATACTGTTAATATGAAACAAATTTACATGGAGCAAACCTTAATGGCAATGGCTCAAAAATCAGAAGAAAATCCAACTGCACATAAACAACACTTGGATATAATAAATTCAAAAGATGCTACTTTAAAAGTAACCGAGTCTGGAATCAGATATGTATTAATTGAATCTAAATCAGAAGAAAATGGAAAAGAGTCTAATTAAAAAAGCAAAGCAACCACAAGAATCCAAAGAGTTTAATAAGTGGGCTAAAAAATTCAAAGTATCTTCTCTATGGACTGAAGATACATCTGAGAAAAAAGAATTTATCAAAAGGCTACAAGAAGCCAGATTTGCACAGCAAATGATAAAATAAGTTTAACGAAATCTTAAATTATGTTATATAAGTACGATAAAAATCAATTAGTTTTCAAGTCTTTAAAATTAAAATCATATATTAAAGCTGGTGCTTTAGGCGCTTTAGCCATAAGTTTAACCTCATTTTACAGTTACCGATTAGGTATTGATAAAGCTATTAATGGCTTGACAGAATATGAAAAAGTAGTCTTGATTAAAAAATCAGATAGCTTTAGTAGTCAAAAATTAGTGACTATGATGAAAGGATTGAACATTAAATTTGCTTGGATTCCAATGGCTCAATCGATTGTTGAGACAGGTCACTGGAAATCAAACATCTTTGTTGAGAATAATAATTTGTTTGGTATGAAAGAAGCTAAGCAAAGAGTTACGACTGCGGATGGAACTCAAAATAATCATGCATTTTATGAATCATGGAAAGAATCTGTGTATGATTATGCATTTTATCAGTCAAGATATTTAAGTTCTATCAAGTCTGAACAAGAATATTTTGAGTATTTATCAGCTAGTTACGCTGAAGATCCTAATTATATTCGAGTTTTGAAAGCAACTATCGAAAAGTACAAATTAAAAGAACAATTCAAATAAGAGATATATAGTTTATATTTATTTAAATAAAAGAAAAAGATTTACTAAAACATGAAGAAAATTAAACTATTCGAAGAATTCAATGGTGAAGAATCTATACAAGAATCATTTTACAGATTACCTAAAGATATAATTAGAAATGAATTATATGTCGTAAACCAATCGATACAATCTTTATATAGTGGAGCGGCTGCAGGTGATGATGTTTCACCAAAAGAAATTGATCGTATCATTAAAAATTTACAACGTATTAGCTCATCTGTTAAGAAATTTGACAAAGCTGGAGATGTTGAAGGTACTGCTTATGAATCTGTAGTTAATGAAGCTGCTGTAAAACAATTTGAAACTGATTACAAAGAAATGGTTAAAAACATTAAATCAGGATTTGGTTGGATTGATCCAGACTACGTAGAAGAAACTTGGGAGAATTCATCAGATACTATCAATTTTGAAATTATTAAAGCTGAACTTTATAAAAGATTAATCAAAGACGGTTTATTATGGTTTGCTTCAGGTAATGGTGAACAAAAAGGTAAACAAGTTAAATCTTTAAAAGAAGTAGGTGTTAAAGAATCATTAGTTAATGAGGCTTTTGATGTTACAGTAAGCAATAGACACGCTAAAGATGCTATTGCACTTTTCAATGACATGTTTATTAAATATGGTAAAAGACCATCAACTGATGTATTCTCATTTAAAGAAAAAGATGCAGCTGTTGATTTCGTACAAATGTTGGTTAAAAATTTACAAATACCAATGGGTGAAATTAAAGCAGACGATGCTGTTATTAAAAATTTAAAATAAACTAAAATATCATGATTAGATCAATTAATGAAAATGCAGCTGCGCCAAATTTAAACAACGGTTTAAGACAGCCTGTAGTTTTATTTGGAGAATCAGTTAAATTGTTAACACAAAGAATTGGTGATGAGTATACTGCTCATTATTTTTATAATTCTGCAGCCAATTGGTGTGCAGGTGCTGGTTATTTAAAAGCTGCTGCTTTTTTCACAACTGAAACTGCTAATGAATTAGCACACGCTCAAAAATTACAAAAATATCTTGTAGACTGGAATGTTTTACCAGTTATTCCTAAAGTTGAAACACACGTTGACTTTGGTAATTTACCAGAAATCATAGAAAGAGCTTATGAATTAGAATTGGATTTATATAAAAAATACATAGCTGATTCTCAAGTTTTATTTACAAGTGACTTAGCTACGTTTGATTTCTTACAAGAATTCAGAGGCATTCAAACAGAATCTGTAGCAGAATACTCAGATTTATTAAATGCTTTACAATTAATCGACATCGATAAGAGGCTAGATCTTTTACACTTCGAAGAATTATATTTAGGATAAAAATAATTAAGCCCAAATTTTTTAGTTTGGGCTTTTTTTAGTATATTTACACTATAATTAAAACAAAGACTTATGAGCAATAAAATAGTAATGACGTTTGAAGCTTATCAAACATATAATGATTATCAAAAGAAAGGTAATTGGGGTTCACCAGAAGATCTTGTAGATGATGTAAAAGTTACAATTAAACACGCTACACCGACATTTGATGATAAATGGATTAAGTCCATTGCAGACCAATCTGATGATGCCAAAGGTATTAAGTTTGAAATTAAATTATCAACTGGAGATATTTTACATGCTTTTAAAATAGGTTCGATGAGAGGTAACTGGGAATTGTATTTAAACAAGAAAAAGAAATCTCAACAGGAAATTAGAACTGAATTAATTAAAAAGTCTTTGAGTCCATTAGAACAATGGGAATTGGCTTGGAAATCACACGACACTTATTATAACTATTCTGACTCACATGATGTTTGGAAAACAGGTGTTGCTAGTGAGAAAAACATTGTAGCTTTATATGATAAATTAAGTGCTTCTGATAAAAAGAAAGCTTATAAGATTTATACTGAAAGAGACAATCAAAGTACTAAAAGTTTTCCAGAATTTAAAGGACTTTAATCAGATATATAAAGTATGAAAACACACGTTAAAAACTTAGAAGACTTTATAGCTGAGTATCAAACTACTTTCAATCCATCTGCCGCGGCAAATATTGTTGTAGGAACTGTACAAGGCGCTGGTAAAGTACCAACTACAAGTACAGGCGCTGAGTCTGAAGGAAGCATTATACCACTTACACAACAAGATCCTGTTTTGCAATACGGAACTTGGTCACAAACTGCAACTGGTGTACAACCAAACGGAGCATATCCAGATATTTTATTAGCACAAGCTGCTTTACATGGCATGTCGCCAGCTGAATACTTAGCACACTACGGTCACTCTACCGAAGGACAAGATAAATAAATTTACACTTACATAATTAAGCGGTCTTTTTAGTCGATATATAATATGACTAAAAAGACCGTTTTTATTTATGTTTGAAAATCAGAACCCAGACCAAACTCCTAAAGAATTAATTGAAGGCTTATACAAAGCTTTTGAATCATTTCGTCGTAAAATGGAGGATCCATCTTATATCCAAATTGAAGGTGCCATTAAGCAATTAATGGAAAATCAAAATGAAATGAAAGCTAGTATTTCAGATCTAAAGCAGAAATTGCTTAATCCATACGATGGTATTGTAGTTGAAACTAAGAAAAATACTGAATTCAGAGAATCTCAAGAAGAATTAGAAACCAAAATGGATAAAATCATCGAAGAGCATAATGATTTGGTTAAATGGAAAACTGCAATTACTAAAGTTTTTTGGGCTCTTTTAACAGGTTTAGGTGGTCTTGTCACATATATCGTAACAAACTTTTTAAACAATGGTAAGTGATAAAATATCTTTGATCTATGCTCGTGAAGCAGTTAATAATATTCCAAACAATTCGTCTGGTATTATTAAAGTAGTTGATGCTAGATTAATTTACAAAGAATTTTCTAATAAGAATTCAAGTATTGGTGTTAATTTAAGCTCGGTGTCTTTGTCTGGTTTAACACCTGCTCAATTTAAAAATGCAGCAGAATGTTCAAACATGAAATTATATCAAATATCGAGTATTGTTACAGATATAAATGGTTCTAATTTTATAATTTCATTTGACGATACTCTTAAAAGATACAAATCGTCTAATAGTGAGAAATATCCTAATGAAATACAAGCTATCTTAGATACTTTAAATCAAATGTATTTACCAAAATACAATGAATTGGTAAATATTTGGGATAAATTATATACAGACGTTTATATTCAAGTTGAAGAAGATATAAACGGTAATTTGACTATGCAATACATTGATTGTGGTTATATTCAAGGTCTTTTTGGAACTAATAACGTAACGTATAGTAAGAACGGTTCAACACATACTAAAAATGCAAAAGATGCGTTGATAGATTTGTTCGATAATTTATAATAAATATAAAAAACAGTAACATATAAAATGTCTAAAAAAATTAGCGAATATACATTCCCACATGGATTGCACAGAGGTGCTAATGGTTCATATATTCAATTATCTAAGGAATTATTAGGTAGAGCATTGACTCATGAAGAAATGAATTATAATTTAGCCTTAACCGGTGAGATTATTAAAAATTATGAAATTCTAGGTCACGGAGATCAAGGTATCATCGATCCTAATATTGATTTAGGTAAAACACCTGTTTTAAGTAGTCGTCAAACTGTAAATGGTACTGAATACTATTGGGATTTAAGTGAAGCTACTGGCGGTGGCGGCGGTGGAGGTGCTCAAGGAGCACAAGGTGCAGTAGGTGCAACAGGTGCTCAAGGTATAGCTGGACCCCAAGGTGCTCAAGGTAGTATTGGTCTTTCTGGAACAAGTGGAACATCAGGTGCTAGAGGAGCACAAGGTGCTGTTGGTTCTCCTGGTTTACAAGGCGCACAAGGTGCAGCTGGAACAAGTGGAACGACAGGAACAAGCGGTTCTTCTGGTTTAACCAATGGAACGTCTGGTACAGATGGAACTTCAGGTTCTAGTGGTATTAGCGGGATTATCGGTGCAGATGGAGCGCAAGGTGCAGCAGGTCAAGATGGAACAAGTGGAATCAATGGAGCACAAGGTGCAGCTGGAACTTCTGGTATTGATGGAGCGCAAGGTGTAGCTGGAACTTCTGGTATTGATGGAGCACAAGGTGTAGCTGGAACTTCAGGAACATCAGGAATATCTGGTATAAATGGAGCACAAGGTGCAGCTGGAACTTCAGGAACTTCAGGTTCAAGCGGGACTGCTGGAACTTCTGGTTCAAGTGGAACTGCAGGAACAAACGGTTCAAGTGGAACATCAGGAACTTCTGGTTCAAGCGGAATAGCAGGAACAAGTGGAACATCAGGAATATCTGGTATTAATGGAGCACAAGGTGCTGCAGGTCAAGATGGAACTTCTGGATCTTCAGGTTCTAGTGGAACAGCCGGAACTTCTGGTTCTAGTGGAACATCTGGTAGTGCTGGAACTTCTGGTTCAAGCGGAAGCTCAGGCGTTGATGGTTTAAATGGAACTTCTGGTTCTTCAGGTTTAAGTGGAACATCAGGAATCTCTGGTATTAATGGAGCACAAGGTGCTGCAGGTCAAGATGGAACTTCTGGTTCTTCTGGTTCTTCTGGATCATCTGGAACTTCTGGTGTTAATGGAGCACAAGGAGCAACAGGAGAAGCTGGATCTAGTGTAGGTCAAATATTTTATATGAATGAATCTGTTATTGTTGTTAATAATGGCGGCGGAGCTAATGATATTAATGAAATTTCACCAATTCCTGTATCTAGTGTACAAAACGTAGTAACATCTTCTTTAACACCATTACAATCTAATGTATTAATTACTCAATATATTACACCGTCTGGTTTAGGTGTTGCTGTAGTACCTCCGGGTATTCAGCAATTTAAAATGCACTTTACTAAAAATGTAGATTCAGATAACATTCAAATATATGTTAAAGTAACTCGTACAAATGCAAGTGGAACTCCAATTGCAGTGTGGGGTACAACAACACCTGACTTAATTGGATGGGACACTAGCAATACAATACCAGTTGATGTGTATCAAGATTTATTTTTAGAACAACATTATGTGGATCCGACTGATAAAGTATTAGTTCAAATTTATGCTACTAATGACGATAATCAAAATAGAACTATTAAATTTTATACTGAAGGTATTTCAAACTATTCACATATCATTTCATCTTTAGGTGCAACCGAAGGACCAATGGGTCCTCAAGGAGCTCAAGGTGTTAACGGTTCAAGTGGAACGTCTGGATCTTCAGGAACTTCTGGTTCAAGTGGAACATCTGGAACTTCTGGTTCAAGTGGAACTTCTGGTAGTGCTGGAACTTCTGGTTCAAGTGGAACATCTGGATCTTCAGGAACTTCTGGTATATCCGGTATAAATGGAGCACAGGGCGCTTCAGGTTCTAGTGGAACTTCTGGTAGCGCAGGAACTTCTGGTTCATCTGGTTCAAGCGGAACGGCTGGAACATCTGGTTCAAGCGGAACAGCTGGAACTTCAGGAACTAATGGTTCTTCAGGAACAAGTGGAACTTCTGGATCTTCTGGTGTTAATGGAGCGCAAGGAGCTAACGGAACTTCTGGTATATCCGGTGTTAATGGAGCACAAGGAGCTCAAGGAGCTAGTGGAACTTCTGGTATTAATGGAGCACAAGGTGCCACAGGTGCTCAAGGTGCTACAGGTGCTCAAGGTGCTGCTGGAACTTCTGGTGTAAATGGTGCTCAAGGTGCTCAAGGTGCTACAGGAGCACAGGGTGCCAGTGGAACTTCCGGTGTGAATGGAGCACAAGGTGCTACAGGCGCTCAAGGCGTTAACGGTACTTCAGGAACTTCAGGTATATCAGGTGTAAATGGTGCTCAAGGTGCAGCTGGAACTTCTGGACTTCAAGGAGCACAAGGTGCAACGGGAGCGCAAGGTGCTACAGGCGCTCAAGGCGCTAGCGGAACTTCAGGTGTTTCTGTTCAAGGCGCTCAAGGTGCAACAGGAGCTCAAGGTGCTACAGGTGCTCAAGGCGCTACAGGAGCTCAAGGCGCTACAGGAGCTCAAGGTGCTACAGGAGCTCAAGGTGCTACAGGAGCTCAAGGAGCTAGTGGATTGACTGGATATAATGAAGGTGGATTTGTGTCTGGAACTACAGTTCAATTAGGTTCGCCTACAGTTGGTTTAACTCCAATATCTGTTAAAAGATTTATTGGTACACAATTTGCTTGGAATACTAACGGTGCATTCGAAGCTTCTGGAAATATTATCGGTTTCTCAAGTATAACATCTGATAATAGACTAAAAGAAAATGTAACACCAATTGATGGTTATGCGCTTGATAAAATAATGAACATCACGCCTGTAGAATTTGATTGGATTAAAGAAATGGGTAGAGGTCATGATGTTGGTTTTATAGCTCAAGATATACAAGCTCAATTCCCACATTTAATTCACAAAAGTGAAATCTTAAAAATGAATGGTGTTGGTGATGATACTGAATATTTAACAGTTGATTATGCTAGACTTTCAGTTTATTTGGTTCAAGCTATACAAGAATTAAAGGCTGAAATTGAAATCTTAAAAAACAAATAAGAGTCGTTGAACTCTAATTTAAAATACAGATCCATCGTTTCTATTTGTGTAAAACAGATAATGAAGCGATGGATCTATTCTTTTTTAAAACAACGTAAAACATCAACACTTGAAAGAGAATTTGAATTTGACTTTTTAGAGTTTGAATTAACCGCCAAACTTAGATTTAAAAAAGGAGTTAGTTATCATATTCAAGGTTTTTCAGACGAAGGCGATAAAGATATTTGTGGTAAAATATGGATTGATTTTACGATTGATCCGATTGATTTACCAAACAAATGGTCTGAAATATATTTTGATTTAATAGATGTTATGCGTCATGAAATGGAGCATCTAACACAAAATGGTTGGAATGAAAAACACGGTAAATGGCTTGAAGATGATAGTCTTGAAAGAAATTTAATAAATCAAGGCATCTTAGAAGCTTACTTATATCTTTTATTACCTAAAGAAATTGACGCTAATTTACAAGGATTGGCTTTAAAGTCTAGAAAAAAGAAAGAACCATTGATAAATACAATTGAACAATACTTAGATTCTGAAGAAATTGATGAAGAAAGAAAAGAATCTGTTATTGCAGTTTGGAGAAAACGAGCAATTCAGATTGGTGGAATTCCTAAGTTTTAAAAATAACATATAATATGGACCCCGATAGTTTAAAACATGACAACTTGGAAAATAACACTACACAAGAATCTAGCCTCGATCTGTTTGATCATAGCAACCTTCTTCAATCCTCTTGGATTCGACGCAGCATTCGCTTTAGTAATGAAGTGGACGGGATCTTTTTGGGTTACGGATTTAATTTTTTATTGCCTATCAGCTGTATTCTTTGGCTTGTATTTCTTTTTACGAAATAGATTAAAGAAAAAAGACAGAGATAAATTAGAAATCACAGAAGAATAATAGCTTACTAGCAAATATATAACATATAAAAATACTTAAATAAAATGGCAACAAGACCTTTCGCAAAACATACTGGTTCAGAAATTTCCGGAACTAATAAAACTGGAAATATTTCAGCAGTAGTACCAAGTAATATAAATACATTTGATTTTGCATCAACTGGTTTAAAGTGGTATAACGGTCCAGAAGAAACTGGACATATCATAAGCTTTGAAGGAGCAAGCAGAATTACACCAGATGGTACATATTCAACTTTAAACTTCGTAAGATCTGCAAATTTAACAGATCAATCTTTTATAGATTTAGTTGCGCAATTAGCTGGTCAATCTTTTGTTAATACAACAAATGCATTAGCTTGGTTAGCTTCTAACAATTATCATACAACATTTGAAGTTCCAGTTGGAACAACATTTGGATATACATACATATCAGGTTCTGCATATCCATTGTCTTCACAAGGTAATTCTACACTTATAATCGATAATCCAACTTCAGTTGACAAATATATTTGGCTTAAAGGAAATTCAACATATCAAACATCTGGTACAAATTCAGGTTCAGCTGCGTCTACTGGTTTAACAGGAAGCCCAATTTCTGTGTCTAATAGTGTAACAGGACAAAATCAAGTAGTTAATAGTAGTTCATATATTACTATACCGGCTAATACATTAAATTCACAATTTACAGTAACTTCAGGCGGTATTGGTCAAATAGAATTAGTTTACACTGACGCAAATACACCAACTAAAACTAACATCCCGGCGTTATAAAACTAACATTTAATTTTTTAAAGGTCTCTCAAAAGGAGACCTTTTTTATTTTGATAAATAATCTGAAACATTAACAGATATACACATATAAATTTTAAATAACTTTTAATAATGGAAAGAATAATACCAGATGATCCTAAATTTTACGTATCTAGTAAAATAAGTTTTGAACATTGGCCTGACTTGGGTGAAGGCAAGTTTTACACAAACACAGGTGATAAAAAAATTGCAGTAGTTTATCAAACTTGGTCAACCGAGTGGTATTTACCATACATATATCATTCATTGTGTAGTCAAATAATGTACACTGACGTTCTAGAAATGGCTGACATTTACTTATTTGTAGACGAAGAACGTTATGATTTTGCTATTCATTTATTTAGAAACTTGATAGCGAAAGAACAAATAATCAAAGTTCAAAAGCAATTTGCTGTTAAATACATGATTACTACTAATCCAATGTTGAAAAAATATGAAGTAGTTTCAGTAGTAGACGGTGATATGTTCTTCTACAGTGATACCAAAATAGATTTTTACAAAAACGTATTAACGCATACTGCAAAATCTGATAGACCTATTGCTATCAACGTTGAAAACAATTCAGCATCGGTTTTCTTTGGAAGAAGAGATAATTTATGTACTTCTATACCACAAGATGAGTATATTGATTTTATGGCTGATTCTTTATCAGTGGATTCTGAATATGTAAAAGATTGGCTGGTAAATACGCAATGGTCTTTGAGTTGTATATTCATTTATAAAACTAAATTCTTCGAAGACGCTAAATATTACAAACATGCTTTAATAAATACATACGCTAAACAATATTGTGATGAAACTGTTTGGTTAGGATGGACAGCTATGCATGGTTTAACAACATTAGACGTAACTGATGATTTAGGATATGATGTTGTAATTAGTGTTCCTTTTGAAATGAGTATCGTTGAAAATAACGAACCTGGTAAATTACTGTTAATTCACCCATTAGTTGGCACATATAGAATTAACGACGATATGGTTACATTTATCAAACAAATTCAAGATAATTTTAGACTTTTTGTAAAAAAAGATGAAGAGTAATGAATGTCTATTGGGTTTTAGAAAATTCTAAGAAATTAGATCCATTTTATTTGAGTCCACTTGAATTAAAGTGCATGGAAAACTCAATCAAAAATTGGAAGAAGTTTTATCCTGATACTTTGACTCACATTTATTGCGATGAAACTACTAAACCTTATTTAGAAAGTGTTGATTTATTAAAAGAATGGCATGTAGTTAATACTGAAGTCTTATCAAAACCTGACGATATTAACAGAACTATTTTTTGGACTGCTGCTAAATTAAAGGTAATGAATGAAATTAAGGCTCCGTTTATTATGATGGATATTGATTTTCTAGTCTTAACTAATAAATTAAAGTTAGGTGAATTGCAATATTTTACATTTGTTGGTACTCAAGCTGAATCCAATAAAATGTATGCCGATCCTAATAAAATGCCATATAGTGGTTTGATTCAAATGTTTGATATTCTTTGGAACAATGATCATGTTATGAATATGTCATTTATGTATGTTCGCGATGAGGATATTAGAAAAGAATTTACACATGTGTCTAGATTATGGGAAGAGATTTTAACTTATTCATTTAGACACACTCCTCATTCAACGGCTGAAATGACGTTTGTTGAGCAATCTTTATTAACGCAGCTTTGTACGAATACAGGTCTTAGAATAGCTTCACTAACAAAAGAGATACATGAATCGGAAAAACCTTATTTTAATTATCCACCAAATTGGACTGATTTAGGTCTAAGATACAGACAAGACTTTCATCATTTAGGTGATAATAAAAGAATGGCTCTATTTGATCAAGATGTTTTCGACCAACAAATGTTTATTATCACAAAATAAGCAACACACCAGGACTTCACCCTTGATTTATAGCTTCAAACCATGTTTGCTATTGTAAAATATTTTTGGTCACATCCTGATAAAATTGGGATGTGACTGGATATAATCAAAGGCTCAAATACCGTTTATAGATCTATTTTATGAAACTATTATCATTACTTTGATATAATAGATAGTTAAAAATATGTAGATTATGGCATTTTCAACCGAAAAGATTTTAATATTTGATTTAGACGATACGCTTGTCATCACAGATGCAAAAATTCGTGTCTGTGATCAAAAAACAGGAACTTGTTACGAATTAACACCTGAAGAATTCAACAAATATGAGAGCAAAAAAGGTCAAGTTTTAGACTTTGATGATTTTAAATCTTTAGAAGTTATGAAAGCCGGTAGAATGATTAAGAAATACTTAGACATTTTAGCCAAAAACTACAAAGCTGGAAATGCAATTGGTATTATCACAGCTCGAGATGATGAAAAGATGATTTATGATTGGATGAAAGATCATGTTGGCTTTCATATTCACCCAGAATTGATTTGGTGTGTAAATGATCCTAAAAGAAAACTCAAAGGCGATATCGCTAGTAAAAAGCAACAAGCCATGCAATGGTTTATAGAACAAGGCTACACAGATATTTCATTTTTTGATGATGACTCAAGAAACATTCAGTTAATCAAACAATTAGCAAAAGATTTAGAAGTTGGCATCAAAACTCACTTGGCAAAGCATTAATTTAATCACTATATAAATGAAAACAATAAATTTACAATCTCAATTTGGAGATGAAGGTCAATTAGTGTCACCGGCATTACCAGAAGGCATTAGAAATTATTTAATTGATATTGATGGTACCATTACCGATGATGTACCTAATGAAGAGCCAGAAAGAATGAAAATGGTTTTACCTTACCCAGATGCTAGACAAATCTTAAATGGTTGGGCTAAAGAAGGACACATTATTACCTTTTTCACGTCGCGTACTGAAGAACACAGAAAAATCACAATGGATTGGTTAGAAAGACATGGCTTTATATACCATGGACTTTTAATGGGTAAACCTCGAGGTGGAAATTATCATTGGATTGATGATAGAGTAGTTAAAGCTACACAATTCGTTGGTAAATGGTCAAACTTAACAGAGAAACAAAAAACAATAGAAGTCTTCGAAGACTAATCTAAAAGGACCTAAATAGTCCTTTTTTATTTTAATATATAAAGCATACGCAAAAACAAACAAACAACATGAAACACATCCAATTATTCGAGCAATTCGTAAATGAAAAAGTCTACCAAATGACTGGTTCTTATGGAGCCAAAGGTATCGCAGGTAAAGTCTTATTTGCATTTAAAAAACAAATCGAACGTATCAAATACGAAGGAGACGAAGAAGCTACCTTAGAAGAAATCAACAAAGTTTGGTCTAAATGGGCAGACAAAGAAGGAGCCAAAATCATAGAACATGAAGTCTTAAAACAAATCAAAGACAAAGAGTCAGTAGTTTATATCACAGCCACTTTAGCAGGTAAACCATGGATTAAAGATGAAGTAAATGGTATTAACGAACCGGGCAGAGCAGAATTACTAGTAAGATACCCAGCAGATTTAGTCATCAATGTTGGTTTCACAGATGACACAGACGCTAGTAAATACACCAGAAAACTAGAAGGCATGCAAAACTCAGCCATTATATCTAAACAAGAGACAGAAGTCCTAGGTAAATTCGACGCAGAAGTCCTAGATAACAATATAGAGATCAGAGCACAATTACTTTTAACAATCGACGCAAAGTAACCAAACCCCCAATAAATCTGAAAGGTCAGCCCAAAAAGCTGACCTTTTTCACGCACGCAACCCAAAGTTAAATACATATATTATGGGAATAGAAAAAGAAGAATGGAATCGTTTCATAGATACAGGTAGTATAACCAGAGAAACCTTAGTCTTAATAGCCAATAAGATA